GACGCCGGAGTGCGGCCGGTGGTTCGGATTGGCGCCGATTACCTTGCGGGAGGCGCCCACGGCCCGGTCGAGCGATTTCGAGATGTCCAACGACTTCGGGAACCCCTGCCCATGTACCCAGGCCACCCCGACCGAGTCCCTCAGTTCCCACCCGGCGTCCTCGATCGCGCACGCCAGCCGATGAAAGGTCCGCGTGCCCCCGAAGGCGAGCATCGGCGCCCCTGGCTTGCAGGCCCGGAGCACCTCGCGCCACACGCCCTCAGGCGGCACCCCCTTGTCCCACCCGAGCCCCATGAAGCCGAGACCGTAGGGGGGATCGGTCAGCACCGCGTCGAAGTGCCCGGCCGGCAGGGTCGGCAGCACGTGCTCGACCTTGCCTCGGTAGATCGTCGCTCGCTTCACCGCTCCCCCTTCCGGCGGATCACCCGCTCGTGGGGCTCGGCGAGCAGCCGTCGCCACGCTTCCCGCAGCAGCAGCCAAGCCATCGCTCGGAGGCTCGGGCGCGGAATGACGATCGGCCCATTCCAAGCCTCGCCGCCCGGCGCGGAGGCGGCGACCAGCAGAGATAAGTCAACCTCAGTGAGGATGTTGCCCGCGATGCGCCTTCCGCAGTGGGGGCAGGAGAGCCAGAGATCGGTGGCGTCCAGTAGCGTGCCGTCAAGCCGGCAGCGGTACCGATCCCGGCCGGCCACAGTGAAGAAGTCCCCGTAGCAGTCGCGGTTCACCGTCCGCCCTCCCGCTCCAGATAGGCCAGAGCAGCGCCCGTCACCTCGGCCACTTCATCGATCGGCTTCCAGGCGTAGACCTTACGGAGGTAGCCGTTGTCTCCCCACCACTGGAAGCCCGGCGGCATCTCGGGCCGGAACTGCCCTTCGGTTCGACGCGGAGTCATGACCGGGTCGAACCGGCCTGAGGAAACGAGAGTCAGCCTGGGCTCGACGTAGGAGATCTGGTAAGGGCCGCTGACCTCCGGGAGCTCCGGCAGATAGGTCCAGCTCATGAGCGCTTCTCCAGGCAGGCCAGAGCCTCAGGGGTGAGAGGCGGAGGTGCCGAAAGCGGCTGCCAGGCGATGATGTCCAAGAGAACCGCGCGATGCCGATCGTGCGAATAGCTCCACGGCCAGGCGTCGGCGGCTCTGAAGCGAGCTTCTGCGGTCTTCACGATGCCGCGCCAATGCGTGGCGATCCGGTAAGTGCCGTCCTCGCTGGGCAGCGCCTCGTGGCAGTAAACCCAGGGCCTCTCCGGCTCCAGAAGCTCCGCGATCACCTCGGCGCCTCGGTATCGGAGCTGGGCGGCGACCTCGGGGAACTCGGAAGCCAGGGCTTCGGCGATGCGGTGGGCACGGGGGTCCGTCACGCCGCCACGTCCTTCCGCAGGCCGGAGGTCGAGCGCGGGCGGGTCACCTTCTCAGGGAGCGGGAAGGGATCACCAGTTGCGGCACGGAGCGGCTGCGCGTCTCGGCGGTCGAGAAATCTCCGCAGCGCATAGGCGGCCCGGGCGAACAGATCCGGACGACCCGGCTTCCGGCGATTGTCTCGGTTGGAGATGAGCCAGTCCCGGAGCCGGAGCGCCGCCGAGTCATCCGGGGTGTGCTGGGGGATCCCGGAGCAGAGGATGCCCAAAAACTGGCGGATGCGCTCTCGATCCTCGGTGTACCAGGCACGGGCGGCGGCGGCGAGCACCGGGGCCACGGTAACGCCCCGGATGTGGGAGCCGATCGAGTCGAGGACGAATGCGGCTGCCGGGCCGTGAAGTTCCGATGCCTCGCGCAGTTCCTCCTTGGTGTACCGCAGCCGGCCGTTCCCGCTTTGAACCTCCATCATCGCGAGCACTGCCACGTAGAGCGTCGAAACGGAGGAGCCGGAGGCGATCGCCAGCACGTCCGCCCCGGACCGCGGACGGTGGTCGTCCATCACGAGCTGCGCGTCATCCGGCAGATCCCAGCTCGCCAGCATCGGGACCGGCTTCCCGGCCATGACGATGGCGGCGAGCCGGTGCTGACCGTCCACGAGCTGCCCAGCCGAATTGAAGGCGATGCCCTGGTGAGTGAGGCGCCAGCGGTCTGCAATGATGTCCCGAGCCAGGCCGAGCACGCGTCGACTCTCTAGGGTGCGGTTCGCCGCGCGGCTTTCGAGCCATGTCTTCGCCTGCTCGGGGGTCACGGTTACTTGCTGGGTTCGCATGCGAGAACCTCCGAAATGAGCCCGGGGCGGTCGGCGGCGGGGATCGCCGCGAGCGCCTGGATTCGATGGATGTCAAGCGGCACCAGTTGCAGCACCTCGGCGAGAGGGGTGCCGAGGGCGAGGAACTGGAGAGCGAGGGCTTCGTCCTCGCTCAGGTGCCGACGCCCGGCCTTGGCCACCCGACGGAGGTAGGCTTGGCGAGGTGGGCTTTGGGCGATGCGTGGGCCGCACCAGCCCAGGTGGTTGATCGGCTTACCGCAGCGGCACTCGACCGGCCGACCGAGAATCTCGGCGTAGGCTTCGGCGGTTCGCTTCGCAACACCGGCTGATCGCGCTGCGGCACGGATGGAGAGACCCTCGGCGAAGGCCGCACGCAAGGCGTCTTCTTTCTCAAGGGAAATCCGGTTGCCGCCGCGCCGCGGTTCCACGGTCCGCGTGGCGCCGCATCCTCGGCAGAGCACCCTCTGCGATCCGTGCCGATCCTTGCCGTAGCGGATCGCCCATCCCGAGCCGCAGTGGCCGCAGGTCAACCGCAGGGTCACGCCAGCCTCGATCTGCGCGAGGTTCTGGCGCAGTTCGGAGATCGTCAAGTAGACCGGCCGACCCTTTGGGATCTGGCTCACCCTCCCACCTCCTCGGCTGGGTACGGCACCGGCGTCAAGCTGTAGGGCAGGTAGAGTGGGTGCGAGGGGGTGCCGTCGCCGTTCAGCTTCAGGGCGGAGAGAGGCTTGCCGGCGAGCAGGCGGCGGACCTTGGCGGCGCGGCTCCGGTAGTCGCCGTGCTGGCCCCACGCGCAGACGATGACCTCGCATCCACGGAGAGCGTCGACCAGCAATTCGTCGTTCAGCGGCCCGACAGGATCAGCGCTTTGGCGCAAGGCCTTGGGGTCGGTGCTCCGAAACGCGAACAGGTTGACGACCACCAGGCCGCCATAACCCCACTCGCGGGCCCGGCGCTCGCAGCGCTCCACCGTGGGGTCGTTCTCCTGCTCGGTCGCCGTGCTCGGGTTGAGCATGACGAAGCCGCAGAGGGGAAGGCGCGGATCCCAGGAAATCCAGAGCAGATACCGGTAGCGCTCGCAATGCGAGTAGGTGGCTCCGCGGCATGTGCCGTCGAGAGCCTGGTGCTGCCGGAAGGTCGCCCACGTGGCGCCAGCCGGCGGCTTGATGAGGTCCGGGACGCTCACCCTCCCACCTCCTGCCGGGGCTCCGGCTTTGCGTACCCCACCTCCATGGCCGAGAGCGCGGCCGGGGACAGCCCCCGCGTTCGGGCCTCGGCTCCCAGCGAGACGCCACGCTCTTCTCGGTCGTCCCGCATTCGCCGGCCGATCTCGCGCCAGCCCTGGAACTCGGCCCACCGCTCCTCCGAGGTCTCCTTCGCACCTCCGCAGGCATAGCAGTCCCGCCACTCCGGGCCTCCGCTGCCGTCGGTGCGCTGCACCAGGGCGAAGCCTCCGCCGTTGCCGTTGCAGGCCGGGCAGATCATCAATCACCCTCCTGCCGGGGCTCGGTTCCTGGAGCAGGAGGGAGGTCGTACCAGAAGTCCACCTTCGACTCTGGCACCCATTCCCCGCACAGCTCGCAACTCCAAGCGCCCTCGTCGTCGCCAAGCTCGACGTCGGCACCCTCGGCGTCTACAGCGTCGAAGTACTGCCCGAAGCACACGCCGTGATCCGAGCAGGCCGAGGTCTCATCCTTGCGGTGGAACGGGACGGTGCGGGAGTCCGGAAGGACACCTTTGGAGGTGGGGATCCAGAGGGGGCCACTCTCCTCGGGGACATTCCGCTGGACGAACCACCAGAGGCGAGTTGCCAGAAGGTAGGCGATCATGGCAGCAGTGGCGGCAATCGCCACCGCAGCGCCAACGATCAGGATGGCCTCCCGTGTTTCCATCACGCCACCCCCTTGGTCTGCTGAGGGGTCCAGGTGTCGGGCTCTCCGGAGTAGTGAGCGAGAGCCCAATCGCGCTGGTACCTCGACATCGCCGCGTGCCACTGCCGGACGGAGCCGAGGTGGGAGCGAATAGCGGCGGAGTGCGTCCCCTCGGCGTACTTGCCTCGGCCGGCGAGCGCCATGTACTCCCGCGCCTCTCTCGACGCGATCACCCGGGGGATGTAGAGCCAGGCGGGCTCCAGCCAGGTCGCCAGCTTGTCGGCGTAGCAGAGCCGCGAGGGGGTCGCGCCGCACTGTTTGGCGAGGTAGCGGGAGTGCCAGAGGGTGAGGTCGTGCCACCGCAATCCAAGGCCCTTGCCGACCAGCGGGGGCTGGCGCTCTCTGGTCGCCAGATACACGATGTGCGCGCCCCAAGCTGGATGCCGCTCCCCCTCCTCCCCGTCCATGTTCGGACAACCCCAGTAGCCGAGGTCGTGGACGAAGAAGGCGAGCCAGAGCCGCCAGTCCCGAAGCGAGGTCGTCACCCCGGAAGCGGGGCAGGTGACCAGCCCGAAGCCCCAGAGCTTCCACCACCCGGCCGCCACGAACCAGGGATGGATGAACCAGCAGTGAGCCCCGTAGAGCACGGAGCGGGTGCCGACCGGCTGGCGGACCGCCCAGCCGATGAAGAGGGCGAGCGGGATGCCGGCCCAGAGGGCGAGGTCGAAGACGAGGCTCAAGACGCCACCTCCGCCGACGTCCCAGCGTTCGCCCGCATCAACCCGAACAGGTGCCGGGCCACCTTGGCCGCCGAGGCGTCGGAAAGCTCCAGCCCTTGAGGCTCCGGGAGCACCGGCCCCTCTACGGGCTCAGGCTGCTCCGCGAAGAGGATGCGGGCTTGCGGGCCGAGGGCTTGGAGCGCAGGCTGCGGAGCCGGTTGAACCTCCCCGCACACGCAGGCTTCCCCGAGGACGGGGGCGTGCTTGATCTCCGCGCACCTCGCCTTGAGCCGCGAGACTCGGAACGCCTTCACCCCGTGCCGGTGCCGGGCCTTGGCGACGATTTCGCCCGTCAGGAGTCGAACCCCGGCCGCTCGACCCGCCACCTCCCGGAGCTTCGACGCCACCTCCTCGTCCCGAGCCTTGGAAGGCGGTAGGCCTGGAGCGTAGAAGCTCGCGATCGCCCCCGGGAACGCCTGCTCCAAGCGGTCCATGAACTCCTTGCCCGTCATGTTCTACCTCCCCTCCGCCACGGGGGCGGGGAACTCGTCATGGGTGCGGCCGTCGAGCAGGCGTCCGGCTGCTTTCTTCCCGACGGGCCGAACCATTTCGCAGTCCTTCGTCTCCTCGCTGCGCGGCTGGTTGGGGCCGGCGACAGCTCCCGCGGCCGAGACGTAGACCCAGGGCTTCCTGGGCGCCAAGACCGGGGCCCACGCTCCCCACTGCTTAAAGTGGAAGGCCACCCCGGCCGCAGCGCATTGGTCACGAACCGAGCGCGCCCACTCCGAGTGCATCGGCCGAGCGCCGGGGCCGGACTCTCCGCCGACGATCACCCAGTCGAGCCCGCCTTCGTTGCCGATCCAGTGGCCGAAAGACGCCTCCGTGTCGCACTCGACACACCAGGGCTGCGCTTCGCCACCTTCGACCACGTGCTCGCCGCCGTGGTACTCGCACAGCGGCGGGTCTAAGTCGATCGGTCCCAGGAGCGGCTCTGCCGAGATGAACCTCACCGCCGCCGGCGTCGCGAGCAGGTGCGGGATCCGCTCGTCTGCGGTCTTCTGGTCTTCGACGGAGACGCCGAGCCAGACGTTCGGGAGGGGCCACCTCGGATGAGCCTGCACCACCCCGAGCCGCTCAGCTTGGCCGATCTTGCCGGCCTTCATGAGAAGGGCGTAGGCCGGACGACGGGCAGCGTCCCATTTGTCGTTGAAGCCATCGGCGAACCACGCGAAGAACTCCGGCAGCCGTGCCGCCCGCTTCGTCAGGATCTGAAAGGTGTGCTGCGGGCAGGCCGCCATCACCCCGAACACCGCAGCGATCTGCTCGAACGGCAAGCTCTCGTGGAACAGGTCGCTCATGGAGTTGACGAAAATCCGCTGCGGCTTACGCCACCGGAGCGGGTCAGCCAGGTGCTCGGGGACGAGCCGCACCTTCCCCGTCCAGCGCGGACCCTTGGGCCCGATCTCCGCCAGCCCCTCGTAGGGCATTCCCGGACCGGAGAATCGCGCTGCGACACGTTCGGCGTAGCACCGCGTACAGCCCTCGCTCACCCTAGAGCAGCCCCGTACCGGGTTCCAGGTCTTGTCGGTCCACTCGATACTCGTGTCGCCCATCTATCTACCCTCTCTCCGCGCCAACTCCTCGCGGGCCATGGCGCTCATGCGTTCGCCGCGCCGAATTCGTCGCTCCAACTGCTCGACCGTAAGCCCCCGCAGCTCCCACCGAGCGACCTGGATGCGCTGGCAGAGGACGCAGTAGCGGACGGTCTTGGCCTTGTAGAAGAGGTCGGGGCTGTGCTCTTCCTTGAGGCCGCACGCCGAACAGGTGCGGAGCTTGTCGCCCATCAGCGGCTCTCCCCTGTGCAGATCTGCTTTCCGTTGCGGTCCAGGCGGGGCACGGGAGGACCGAACAGGCCGGAGAGCCAGTGGCAGCCGGTGCCGTGATCGATGTGGAGCTGGAGCCCGGAGCGCTCGCGCCAGCTTCGGTCAGTGGCGTCAATCGGCCGCCTTGCTCCTACCGTATGAGCCAACAGGAGCACGACCACTTTCACGGCGACGAGGGTGATGACCACGGCCAAAAGCATCAGCCCGAGATCTCTCACGAGCGACTTCATCAGCGCTCCTCCTCTTGCGGCTGGAGGGCCGCGTTATCGGTTGCAGGGGTTGAGAGGCAAAGCATCCGCAAGTCGGCGAACTGGCGTCGCATCCATTCGCCCCTCGGCTGTCCCTCCTCCCATTCCTGGATGGCGGCAGTCAATCGCAGGAGTGCTGCGTCGATCGCGAACGCCTGCAACTGGCCGAGGGTCCGGAGCTTCAACTGCCGGAGGCGGCGCCCCACTACGGCCTGGTCGAGTTCCCTGAGAGCCTCACGGAACGCCACGAGATCGGCTTCTGTGGCGCCGGCCTGGACGGCCCGCTTCATCGCCTCATTCAGCTCGCTCACGATCATGGTTCGCGAGATCTCGCAGGCCATCTACCTCTCCTCCCCGAGACGGGCGAGGTGGGCGAGGACGTCAGCGTTGGTGCGCGGCGCGTCGATCTCGGCCATCTCGGAGGAAGGCATGGCCAGCACCCGCAGCACCGTTGACGGCAGACGGAAGGCCCGCTCCACCGCAGCCTGGAGAGTGGGCCCCGGCTTCCGGCTTCCATCCTCGACCCGCTTCAGGTGGGAGTCTGAGATCCCGCAGCGTTCGGCAAAGGCGGCGACCGTGAGCCCGGTGGCGCCGCGAACGATCCGGAGGGCGCGAGCATCTGCGGAGAAAGGCTTGGAGTTGCGGGGGTGGTTCGCCATCAGCCCTCCTCGCTTTCGGCCGAGATCCAGGGCTCGTCGCTGTTGTCCTCGGCGTCCGTCCTCGCGAGGTCTTCAGGCGGAATAGCTAGCGATGGATGCGGGTCCGGTCGGCCCTCGATAGAAGCTCGGAGGCAGTCGAGCCAGGGGGCCAGCTTGTCTGGTTGCGTTCCGTAGGTGTCGTAGGCGGAGCCGAAGTCGAGGACCGCGCCGGCAATGCGCTTGTAGTCGGGGCCGGGTTGGGCGGCCAGGGCCCGCCCGTACGCCACCTGTTCCGGCGTCAAGACAAGGGCTTGCGCCTCTTCCTTGGTTCCGAGATGCCAGCCCTCCCCGGAGAGAGCGATGGGCTCGCGCACCTCGTGACACGCGGGGCAGGTTCGGTCCGAGTCGTGGCCGCTCCAGTTGCAGGTGGCGATTGAGCAACCGAATAGCGTTTTCACGGCGACCGGTTTCCGGGGGACCGGCAGCGCGTCCTCTGCCCGGAGGGTGAGGTAGGCGACAACTCGACCACTGAACTCGTCGTCAACGAAGATGTTTCGCTCGTCCCGCCCCTGCACGTAGCGGACGAACCGCTTGCCGGAGTAGTTCTCGACAAGGCAAGCGAGACCCTCGCGCTGCTCAAGAAAAACCTGATCTCGCGGCATCGCTTCTTGCCAGCTCACGAGCGGCGGCAACTTCCCGCCCGTCACCTCCCGGTCTAAGGCGAGGAGGGCGGCGCGGAAGGCTGCGAGGTTCTCGGGAGACGGCTGCTCGTACGCCAGGAAGGTGGCGTTGGCGAGCTTGTTCCAGGTGGCGTGCGTCCAGCTCGGCTTGGGAATCTCCATCACGCCGGCTCCTTTCGTACCGCAGCATCAACTCGACCGAGTGCCGCGTGGATCTCCGCGAGAGACCGGTCTTCGTCCCACTCTTCGCCGCCGTCCTCGGCGATTTCGAGCAGCTTCAGGAACTCCGCGGCGAGAGAAACCCTCCAGTCGGGCTGCGCGCCGGCAGCGGCGACCGCCTCGACCCACCCGGCACACGCTCGCGGTTGCGTGCCTTCCTTCTGGCGATAGACCGGCTCGCCGTCCACCATCTCGGCCTCGACCTCCTCGTGGCAGAAGAACGGATCCCGAGCCAGGACGCAGAGCTGCGCCTTGAACACCGTGTGTGCGCTCTTACTGGCGGAGGTGCCAGGCGTGAAGGCGCAATCGGAGCAACGCGAGGGCGCCATCACCGCAGCGCCTCTCCGCCCTCTTGGGGCAGGGCTGGAGCGGGCCGCCAACGTCCGACGCTGCTCCACGGAAGCACCACCGAATCCCGGACGCGCCGAGTCAGGCAGGTCTCCAGGCTGTTGCGCATCTGAGCCTCGATCAGGAGGCCCTCGGGAGCAAGCTCGCCATGGCAAGACCAGTCGTGACCCGACCCGGATTCGATCGCTGGCGCCGGCAGCTCGCGCCACTGCGTGACCTGGGAGGACATCCGCCACCAGTCCGCCTCCTGGTCGTGCTCGTGCGACTGCTCGTACCAGCCTTCTGGCCAGTAGTAGGTGTCGGTCGCTTCGTCGTAGTCGGCGCCTTCAGCATGGGCGGCATCCCACCCTTGGACATCTTCCTTGAATCGCTCTGGGATCCACTGAGCGATTACCCACCTTTTGCCGGCCTGAGCGAGCACGGGGGTGTCGGGCTCGGGAAGCCTCACTTCGCCACCCCCTCGGGAAGAACATCGAATTCGCTCGGATGGACGTTGCCGGAGTAGTCGCGGCCATCAATGAGCACTTCGAAGTTGCAAGAGTCGTTGTGCCCTGTGACCGTTCCCTTCCAGGTGCCATCCTTGGCGACGACCCGGGAGCCGCACCGCAGGTTCGGAAGGCCCCTCATCGCCGCGACCCGCAGGAAGGCGGCGGAGGTCGCCCGGCTGCCCATCTTCCGGGCCCGGAGCATCGTCCACGGGAACTCCCAGCCGGCGTCTTGCAAGCTGAGGAACCGCTCCCGCTTCGCCTTGCCACGCGATGCCTGGTTGATGACCGTCGGCGGCCAGTCCACGCCAGCAATAGAAACCTCGTAAGCGCAGACCTCGCTCACTTCGCCACCCCCTTCCCGATCACCGCCTCTACGTGTTCAGGTCGGAGCGCCAAATAGGCGATCGGCACCCATCTCCTGGGCGGTACCGGCCGCTCTTCGTCGTCCCGCCAGCACGCCCCGTCCCATTTGCAGAAGAAGAACGCCTGATCGGACCCGTCGTGATACGCGCATCGGAAGACGGCCTCCTCGTCCGGGAAGGCACCGTCCGGGATCGAGCCGCTCAGAGAGGTCCAAGCCGGCGACGTAGATGGCGTGACCCCGTGCTGGCAAGGGATCAGGCGAAGATCGCGCCGTGGAGCCCACCAAAGGCTATCCCGTGCAGGCGCCACCCTGAAGACCATGTCCTTCGGCATTGGCATCGAGTCCGGCACGTCGATCTCGTACTGCACCAGGTAGCGGGTCATCTCAGTGCACCACCCCGGAGACCACGGGCCGCCGGTTCATTCCGCAAGCTTCCGAACTCCAGAGCGCCACTCGATCGGCAAGTAGGTAGGTGAAGAAGGCCTCTTCGATCCAGGCGACGCGAGCCGGCGGGGCCGCCTTCACCCCGTGCTGCATGGCAATCAGCGAGGTCAGGAAGAACGCCACCTCGTTCCGCTCGGCCAATCCCTTGGCGGCGTGTACCTGGACGCTTGCCGGCAGGGTCCACCAGGTAACGCCCCCGAGGTCGCAGGTCGAGATGAAGAGCGTGAGCTGCTGAAGCCACAGATCAGCATCGACCGCGCACATGGAAAGCGGCGACGCCGACACCCCGGAGGAGCCGTGAACGCCCGGATCCAGCAGCGGATCTCCAGGCGCAGAGGTGGGAGCAGGCACCATATCTTCGGGCCGCTTCGTGGGGCTTGGGGATGGGACTATTTCGGGGAACGTCTTCATGGCAGGGTCTCCTCGGGGGTGCCGGCGGAACCGGCAGGCTTGGAATCGGAATCGGGACGGTCGAAGGTCGCAGCGATCGCGGCGCGGCAGCGGGCGCACGTCGGCGGCCAGATCGGGCTCGAGCCGCCGCCCATCAGGTGGAGCTCCAGGGCGCGGGCGTACTCGGTTGCCCGGCAGCGGCAGCAGAGGCCGTCAGGAAACACGAGCACGCACCTCCAGGCCCCATGACAACAGGGCGTCCTCGGCTTCGTCGATCGAGCGGACGATGCGGCAGGGGATACCGAGGCGGTCGCACTCCGCGAAGAACGCCACCTGCGCCGCGCTGGGGTTGCGCTTGCCGGCCTTCAGCTCCAGGAAGCCGGCGAACCCTTGGCCGACGATCACCAGGTCAGGAACGCCGGCCCGGACACCAAGACCCGAGAGGATCGAAGCCTCGACCTTGCTCCTCGCCCCGCCGTTGGGGATGTGGAGCACCAGGTGGCGCGGCAAGGCGTAGCCGAGGTACTCCAGGACTTGGCGTTGAAGGGACTGCTCTGGGCGTTTCAAGCTGCGCCTCCCTGAGCCGGAGCCGTCCAGGCGGTCTTGAAGTAAACGACGGCAGCGTCTTCCACAATCCTGCTGTAGAGCGGTGGGTGCTCATCCACAAGACCGAGCACCGGTGGCTTCGTTTTTGAGTTGCCCCGAAGGGGGCGGTTCGTGGTCACCAACGTCCGCCGGACGCCGCGATGTCGAGCGGCCAGAAGGTTGGCGAGCGCACCCCAGGTGTTGCCGCTGTGGCCGAGCCCGAGGTCATCCACGAGCAGCAGGTCGCAGGTTTCCAGCCGCTCGGCCTCGTCTTCGTCACCGCGGTAAATGACGCGCACGGCGTCTGCCGCGGCGATCCACACTGCGCTTTTGGCCGCGCCGAGGTTCCGCGCGAACAGCTCCGTAGCCATCGCGGTCTTGCCGCCCCTGGAGATGCCGAAGAACGTGACGCACCAGGGCTCGCCGCGCCACGTTGCGAGGTCAATCCCGGGGCGGTTGGCCACCCTCGGCCAGGTCGCCGGCTCTTGATACACGCACCGCGCATACCTTTCGGGGCAACCGGTAGCGAGGAGGGCGGAAGTGCGGTCCAGGGCGGCGCGTGTCTTCTTGGGCTCGCAATTCCCGCAAGGCTGGCCCACTGAGCACTCGAACGCCGCAACGCCTTCCGGCTGCATCAGCGTTTCTTTGCAGCCGGGGCACTCCCAGGTGTTCCAGCCGTCTCCGGGCTTAGGCATCGCCCCCTGGAGCACGTTGCGGAGCCAATTCCAGCTCACGCCTCGACCTCCTGCTGAAGGCGTTCCGCAGCGTCGCGTTGCGCGACCGATCCTCCGGCCGGCAGGGCTGCCTCGGTGGGAGATTTTCGACCACGAAAGAGCTGCGCAAACTTCTCGACCTGGCTCCCGTCGCGCAGCAGGACGGCGAGGTCGTTGTGCCCCGGCCGGTCCTCCCACGGATCGAAAGGCCATCCGCGAACGGCGTCCAGCAGGTCGGCTTGCTTGTAGCCCTCCCGTCGGCGGGCCCGGAGCTTCTCCCGTCGCTTGGCGTTCAGGCGGTAGCCGGCCCCTCCGTGCGGCAGGGTCTCGCACCAAGCTGTGAACACCTCGCGGTCCTGCGCCGAGTCGGTGAGTTCGCCCGTTGCGCCGCCCTCCTCCTGCACCTCCTCCCTGCCTGTCTCTCCAGCCAGGGGGAGAGATATAGAGAGGGGGGAGGAGGGGTGCAGGGGAGGAGGGGGTGCGGGCTCCTCGTGTTCCCCGGTGCGTACCGGTGCGTACCGGTGCGTACCGGTGTTCCCCGGTGCGTACGCGTGCGTACCGGTTGGCAAGCCTGCGAGAAACCGTTCAACGGCCTTTTCCTGTTGGGACGCCTCTTCTTCCTGCGTACCGGTGCGTACCGGTGCGTACGCGTGCGCACCGGTACGCACAACCGATTCGCCGCGGATCGCTCGGCGCCGCTTCAACGCCTCGGCCAGTTCCGCCCGGACGATGTCCTGCGGGTCAACGCCCTGCTCTCTGGCCTCTACCAGCAGTGCTTCAAAAACGTTGACATCCAGGCTCAGGCTCATCCGCGTCTTCCGCAAGCAGCGACTCCTCAGAGGTCAGGCCAGTACCCGAGGGCACCAGCACCAGCGTGTTGTCCTATCCACTCAAGAGGGGGCCGGAGCGATCATGCTGAGGGGCGCCGGCCCTGGCTTCAGGGGATGGGCGGTCAGACGGCGTTGGTCGCGCTTGACCTGGAGAGCCGACGTCGGACCTCGGCAGCATCCTCGGCCTCCTCGACAGCGCGCCGGATCCGCATCTCGCGGAGAACCTTGCGCTTCCGGGCCGGCGAGAGGCTGACGAAAACCCCCTCTCCGGCCATGAAGGCGTCCACCATGTCGCTCCGTTCGGGAGTCGTGGCGGCGTACTGCGCGAGGGCTGCAGCGACGGCTCGTTGTTGCTCCTTCATGTCTCTTTCCTCGGGGCTCCCGCCCCGGTCTCAGGTCTAATCCAAGCTCCGGAGCGCCACCACCAGCAGCACCGCTCCGCCAGTCACGAGCATCACCATCGCCACTCCCAAGAGGCACCCCCAGACAGTCCCCTCCTGGTACTGGGGATCGGGACAGAGGGGCTGGGGATCCTCGGCTTCGAAGTGGTCGAGCTCGGTGGGCCGGGTCATGAGGAAGATTCCTCCGGCTCGACCGCTAGCGCGATGGCGAGCATGCGGTCCTGCGGCGTCACCCAAACGTCGGTGTTGCTCATCAGCATGAAGCCGTGGCCGAGGTCGGCGGAGAGTAGCGTCCGCAGCATCACGCACCCCACGGCGCGCGCCGCCGCCGGCGGCACCGCGTTGCCGATGCGCTCCCGGTGGGCGGTGTCCCGGTCGCCGACGAGGCTCCAGGGCGTTCCGTCCGGCTGCCAGAGATCCTCCGTGGTGACGAGGGACTGCAGGGCAGCCAGTTCCAAGGTGGTGAAGGGCCGGTGCCAGGTGTCGTCGTCCGAGATGATGACCACCTCGCACCGCTCGTCCGCGCCGGGCAGGGCGACGAGGCCCGGCTCGAGGTCGGCGACGCCGGCGCGCGGGTCGGCAACGTTCCAGGCCCCGTTGTCGTGCCCGGCCGACGCTGTGACGGTGCCGCTCGCCGCCTCCCAGTCCCGGACGCCGTAGTGCCCGGCGCTGCTCCAGTCGCCGGCCGGGTCGAGCCCGACACGCGGATCCGCGACGGAGAAGGCTCCGTTCGAAGGCAGCGTCTGCCCGGCCACGGTCCCGCACGGCTCGTCCCACCGCCTCACGCCCGTGGCGCCAGCATAGCCGCCGGCGCCAGGCCGGGGGTCCGCTACGGCCTGCCCGCCGCTCGACGGCCCGGCGCCGGCCGTCACTGCCTGCGACGGTGCGTCCCATCGGACCACCCGGAAGACGTTGCGGAAGCGGGCAACGTCGGACGTTCCGCGCGGGTCGGCCACCGCGTAGGCGCCATTCCCGGTTGCCGCCGCCCCGATCACAGCGCCCGCCGGCTCCGGCCACCTGACGATCCTGTACTTGCCGCGACCGCCCCAGGTGGTGCCCACCCGCGGATCAGCGACGGATTGCCCGCCGCTCGCCGGGTGCTGGCTCTTGCCGATCACTGTGCCCGCCGGCTGGTCGTGCGCCACGAGGCGGAACTTGTTGCGGTGGGCGCCAGGTTTCCAGGCGAAGCGTGGGTCGGCGACGACGCCGGCGCCGCCGCCAACGGCCCGCGCCGCGGTGATCGTCCCCATGGGCCCCTCCCACTCCCGGACCTTGAAGACGTTGCTGTGCGCCCGCTCCACGCCGAGGTTGACGCGGGGGTCCGCCACCGAGTAGCGGCCGCCGCCCGGGAGCGACTGCGCCGTCACAGTGCCGGCCGGCTGCTCCCAGGCGCCGACGCCCAGCGAGCGGTAGTCGCCGAGCTCGCCCGTGCGAGGGTCGGCGACCGCGAAGCCGCCCTGGTGTGGCCGGCCGCCGCCGGTCACCACGCCCGCCGGGTCGGTCCAGGGCACCACCCCCATCGCACCGTTGTGCCAGCGGCCCACCGGCTCGATCGACACGTCGCGTAGGAAGCCGTCCTGGACGGCCAGGTCCTGGAGAGCGCGCCAGTCCTTGCCGGCCGGGATCAGCGCCAGCCGCACCCAGGTGAGCCACCGCAGCCGGCGGAGGGCGTGCATCGGGCCCGCAGAGGGATCGCCCGGCAGCGGCAGCCGCTCGAGCACCTCGCCGACGCCGCGCAGCGGGTGAGTCTCAGGCTGGTAGAGGAACGGCGGCACCGTGGCACGATGCCGTGCGACCAGCAGCAGGCGGCGGCGGGTCTGCGCGAGCCCTCCGATTTCCCCGCAGTCGTGGGCGGTCTCCGCCACGGCGTAGCCCTCGGCGGCGAGCAGCGCCTTCACCTGGTCGAGGAAGCGCCGCCCGCGCTGGGCCATCATGGGGACGTTCTCGAAGACGACCAGCCGCGGCGGCTGCGCCTTGAACGCCTCCAGGGTGAGCCACATGCCGCGGATGGTGAGCCGGTTGAGGGCCTGGTAGCGGGGGGTGACGGACTTCGCCTTGGCGAGGAGGGCCGAGAACCCCTTGCAGGGTGCGGACAGGAAGACGACGTCGGGGTAGCGGCCCTGCGCTGCGCGAAGGATGTCGGCCGGCTGGGCCTCTCGCCAGCCCTTCGGCGGCTCGTGCCCCCAGAAGTCCTGGTACTGCTCACGGTCGAAGAGGTCGAGCGTCGTCGCGTGCGTCCCGGTGGCGGCGTAGAAGTCGGCGCAGCCCTCCGGGTCGACGTCGACGCCGCCCAGGCAGACCAGCCGGCCCCGGACCCCGTCGACCATCTCCTCGGCCTGGTTCATCCCCTTCGCGCCGCCGCCGAGGCCGCAGAAGACGTGGAAGTGCGAGTACTCCCTGACGGTCCCGATCACTTCGCCACTCCCGCCACTCGGATGCGGCGCACCACGGGGGGCTTCTGATTCCGCTCGGGAGCCACCTTGGCCTCGCAGTTGACGATCACGCGGCAGGACAGGCAGGTGGCGGGGCCGGCGACGATAGGGGCCCATGGATCGGCGAGCACCGAACGCAAGGTGAAGGGCACCAGGTCGGTACAGTCGTGGCAGGTGACGCTCACGCTGCGGGCTCCACCAAGTTGAGGTCCAGCGGCCGATGATTGGCCTTGAGGTAGAGCTGCAGCGAGGAGAGTCCCTCGTTGAGCAGGCTGAGGGGCGATGCAAGGAGGTCGTCCTCCGTCACCGCGCCGGCGAAGTGCTCGCCCAGCATCTGCGCCCGGAGCACCTTGGACCGGTTCGCGTTGGTGCCCAGGCCGTAGAAGCTCCAGAGCGTCTTGACGGTCTCGACGATCCGGTGACGCTCGCCGGACTCTGCCGTGTCCACGGCCTCGGGCCAGTACTCCACGGGCTCGTTGACGTTCTGCCATGCCGCGGCGTCCTCGTCGCCTGCTCGAATCAGGTCCTCGATCGAGTGCCGGAGGAGCTTGCGGAGCATCTGGAGCGCCGCGGACCGATCGTCCGCGCCCCGGAAGTCGGGGAGGATCCGCACCGCGCCCACTTCCTTGCCGCTCGCGTCCACGGTCACCACCATCGAACGTTCCCGGCTGGCGGAACGCACGCCGCGGACCTGGAGCCAGAAGCCCGGGGCAATGGGCCCCTCGTTCCGGCCGCGGGGCTTGTACCCTTCGGTTTCGACGGTCGCCCCTTGCCCGTCTTGCAACACCAGCGCGGCCTGGTTGTGGACCTCGATCACGTCCACTCCTGGGGTGAGCATTACGGTCCGGTATCGATCGTTGATGGCGCCCCACGCGGAGGTCGGGACGCCGTGGAGGGGCGGGCGCCCAAGCCGGTTGAGCTCGGCGTTCGCATGATCGAGGTAGCTCCGCACCCCCAGCAGGTAGAGGTTCGGGGCAGAGTCAACGATCGCAACGCCACCCGCCGCCGAAGCCAGCGCTTGGGCGGTCCGGTTGAAGGTGCGGCAGCGGACGATCTGCTCGGCGCCGAAGCCGGCGGACTGGTAGACCGGGGCCGCGCCGAGCTCGTTGAGGATGGCGACCAGCGGCGCCCACTCGCGAGCCGCCCCCTTCTTCGCCCGAGGCGTCCTCACCTCGCGGATCAACGTGCCCAGCATCGCGGCGACCGTGGACTTTCCGGCGCCGGTGTGTCCTGAAACGGCGGCTCTCATGAAGGCACCTCGATCCGGCTCATGAGCCGCCGCGCAAGCTCCGCGGTCGCCCTTACATCTGCCAGGGCGTCGTGAGCGTTATCTGCTGCGATGCCGGCCCATGAGCAAAGCGAGCCGAGCTTGTGATCCACGGGAGGTGCCGAAGTGCCCAGCGTCAGCCAGCGGGCGAGATTCAGCGTGCAAAGCGCCTCGAAGCAGGCCGCTGGCAGAAACTCGCCCGCGCTCTTGAACCAGGCCGCGAGAAACTCCGCATCGAACCGAGAGTTGTGACCGCAGAGCCGGGCCACCCGATACGTCTTTCCGCCCCGCGACGTCTTCTCCACGGTGGCATGCCGCCGCAGGAAGTCAGCGATTTTGCCGCGAGCAATGGGACCGGCGACGGCTTCTCGAGCCCAGACCGATGGGTCGTAGTGGTTCAGCGCGAGCGCCTCGGCGTCGGCGAGAGTTTCTTCGAAGGCCACTTTGACCTCGACCGCCTCAACCTCAGACCATTCCCCATCGCAGGCCACGGCGGCGAACTGGATTACTGGATGGCGGTAGGGGTCGAGCCCCCCCGTCTCCACATCGAAAACGACGACTCGATCTCCGGGATTCATATCGGTCCCTCCGGGGCGCACTTCGCGGTGCAGACCCTGGTCTTGGAATCGGTTTTGGGATCAACGAGGTCGACCATGTAGCGCTGCGAGTGCCAGGTGCCGCAGCTCTCGCATTGCTCGACTGGGAGAAAGCCCTGGGCGTAGGCGGCCTGGGCGAGCTCCGCGGCTTTCGCGGTCAGATCGACGCCGAACTGCTCCTCAAGCTCGCGGAAGCTGTGATACGGGCTGTCGCCCTTGACGTGGCAATGCCGGCAGAGCGGAACCTGATCGGCTGCCTTACCCAGGCGCCGTCGGGTCGTGACGTGGTGGATGTCGCACGGCCCGCGCCACCGTCCGCAGAGGCAGCAACCGTGGTCGTTGTAGTAATCCTTGAGGGCGCCCTTGTACTCACACCCTTCGACCTCGGCCAGCTTCTGGGCCTCCCGTGCTCGATCCCGCTTTCGCGAGGCGAGCACCATGGCCCGCTTATTCCCCTTCAACTTGGGGACCGAGCGATTCCAGGGTCCGGGCTTGAGGGCGCTGCGCAGCATGGCTCAGGCTCCGGCGAAGATGCGGGCAATCTGCTGGCGCTGCTCGGGCTTGCCGTCGGTCAGGGCGCAGAGCAGGGTGGTGAGCGTCTCGACGCGGGCGAGGTCGGCCTCCTCGGTTACCTCCTCCGCGGGTCGTGGGCGCCACGCGGCGCTCGACTCCAGGAGCCGGCGGGCATGGCGGCGGAGCACGTCGTCGCCTCTCACAGCGCACCGCCGGGGTTCTCGTCAGGGGCGTGGAAGAGGCCCATGACCGGGACCTCGATCTCGGCCAAGTCGACACCTTCGACTGTCCGGAACGGCGAGGCAGGAAGAACGGCGTCCACCACCTCGGAGGCGTCGACGTCCGCAGCCTTCGGCATCACCAGGACCGGCACAGGGCGGCCAAGGATGGCGGCCTGCAGGCGGGCCAGCAGCTCGAGTCGGCGATTGTCCCCTTCTACCGAGCGGTCCTCTGCGTCCGGAGCACCGAGGAAGGCGAGGGCGGCAAGCGCCTCGCGGGCCTGGTAGGCGTGCAGGTGGCGGACGCTCACGCCTCACCGCCTTCGTGCCGGAGGTAGGAGGCGATCACCCAGGCGCTCGTCAGGTAGGAGGCGAGGTTCTGGACGCGGGGCGAGGTCGGAAGCGTCTCGACCAGTTCCTGGGCCTCAGAGATCAGAGCAGCCAGCTCCCGGAAGTCCGCGGCGTCACCCGTCAATGCCCGAGCGGCGCCGGCGCGCTCCACCGCGGAGAGGTAACGCGCGAAGGCAATGCCGGCCTCGGCGATCTCATCGGAGGAGGCCATCCCGTCCAGGTCGAAGCTGGCGAGAAGCTCCCGGGTTGAGTCGGCAAGCTTGCCAGCAGAGATGCGGACTCGGCGCTCGGCGCGGTCGAGGAGGGCCGTCGCTCGATCCTTGTCGAGGAACGCCGAAGGATCGGCCGACATGAGGTTGTGCGTCGCTGCCACTACCGACTTGAGGGCCTCGGTAGCGCGGGGTGAGTGGCCAGCAGCTTCGATCGCGCTGTCCAGTTCGAAGGGCTGCAGGGCGAGCTCCAGGGCTGTCTCGGCGTCCGCCATGTACTCGCCGGTTCGGAGCGCCTGAAACGCCGCCTGGGCCGCGTGGACGAGTTGCTGGACCGCTGCGTCGCGGGGCGTGGACTCGCCCGTGACCCGCTCCACGAACGCCTCGGCGTCCTCATCGCCGGTCAGGTCGAGCCAAGGTGTCGCGTCCGCCGCTTCCGCGATGCTCTCGACAGGCGCAGGCGCAGCCTCCGCCGCCTCTGTGGACTCGGCGGGTGCCGGTCCTGGCTGGGCGAGGCTGGCCTTCAGGGCCTGGCCGTTCTGCGCGATGTCCTGGGCGAGGTAGTCGACGTGGTCAGGGTCGAGTCCTCCCCAGCGAACGAGCTGCGGGGACACGGCAAGGCCGGCTATTTCCTCGCCCTCGAATTTGAAGGCGTCGGTCCTCTTGGCTCCGGCGAGCTGGGTAGGCATGGTCGTTCGTGTCCTTGATTACCGGCCCGGGCGGATCCCGAGCCGCAAGACTTCGTAGATATCCGCCGCTTCCGGATAGGTTCTGAGGACGGCGTCCAGGGCAGCGCGAAGCTCGACCGCGGTAGCGCCAAGGGCCTGGATCTCTGCGAACTCGACCTGGCCCACCGCCCAGCCCGCCCAGGTGTCCGGGTAGTCCGTCCAGTTGGCGAAGGAGGGCGACAGGGCAGCGATCGCGAGCGCCTGCACGGTGGAGGGCCCGGCCGGAGTTGAACCGGCGACATCCGACTTACAAGGACGGCGCTCTACCGTCTGAGCTACAGGCCCAATGCACGGGGCTCCCACCCGCTGCCCGGGATCGCCGGTCTGTCCCGCCCGCTGACTGCCAGGCTTCACCGCAGAGGGGAACGGCTGCGGCTCGCTGTCCCGAGGGAGCGAGGCCTCATCGCGAGGTCCAAGCACCTCGACTCCAGCGGTTCGCGGTGGCCGGTGCGAGGAGGGCGACTCACGAAATAGCGGTGCCCCATCAAGAGGCTCCAGGCGGACATCGAAGCAGATGTCGGGCTTCCACCGACCGCGGGGCGCTACCCCCTCTGCGCTATCGCCCGAAGCCACCCCCGCTGGCGCGCTCGCAAGTACAACTGTCGCCAGCGTCTCCCTCTCGCCCCCGGGCTGGGGCAACCTCCCGAGCGGGGCTTGGGCCCCGTACGAAACGATAGATGCTCCGGACGGCTCGCTTACAGGCTCTGCGGAGTCGGGCCGGGCGGCCTGAGCCATCGAGCGAGCCTCACTCCCTGAGGTTGCAGGGGCCGTGGCGCCGTAGCTCGCCACGGGATGTACACCGCGATTGCCGAAGCCGCGGTTGTCGGTCAAGGCAGAGAGACGGGCGCCGACCCGGTCATGGGCCGTAGCCCGCGCAAGCTCCAAACTCCGGAGGTCCGGGTCCGTGTCGACGATCACGGGGCGGTTCACGGGCGAACCTCCTCAAGGCGGAAGGTTCCGTAGCGCACCACCGGATTCCGAGCGGCCCAGGCAGCAGCGTCCCGGTTCTTGGTCTTGACCAGGATCTCGGCGCCCTCTCGGGTGTGGCTCACTGAGCCAAGGTCGACCCAGGGACCGGAGTTGTCGACCCGAACAGCGGCGATGACCACCGCGCCTTCGATCGGCTGAGTGATCGCGCTCACGGGCGGACCTCCCAGAGGCCAAGGCTCCCGATCTGCCGGATCTGTTTGTCGGTCAAGCCGCCGATGAAGGCGGTGTCATCCCTCTGGTTCCCGGCCCCACGACGAAGCGTCCAGCTCCAGGCCCCGGCGCTTGAGCGCTCGCGAACGAGGGTCACCGGTTGGCCGTAGATGTTTCGCCCGAGGTCGTATTCGACGCGGCTCGGCATCGGCGCGGTACTCACGGGCGAGCCTCCATCTCCGGGAACAGCGGCAGCGTTAAGCCGTAGAGCCAGACCTCGGCCGCCGTGATCGCCACCGGGCGGCGAGCTACGGACGGAGCCGTCTTGCAGTGCTTCGCTAGCCCGTGCCCCTGGACGCAGACCAGCACTCCAGACCGACCAGGACGGGGGATCTGCGGGAACCCGCAAGCAGGACAGGCCGGGGCGCTCACCGGCTGCTCCTCAGCCAGAAGGGGCGGCGGAGGGCGGCGAGCAGGCCACGGCGGCGGGCCCGGTCCAGGAAGGTCCAGGTGGACTCGACCAGGGGCACCATGGGGTGCCACCACGCCGTCGGCTCTTCACCCGCATTGGCACTGGCGAGCCACCTCACGCCGCCACCCCGTATTGCCCTTCGCCCGGCCGTCGACCGTCTTGGCGCATTGGCACTGGCGAGCCACGCAACGCCTCTTGAAGTGCAAGGCGGTCGTAGAGGTAGGGAGCGTCGATCGACCGGTTCCCGTCACACCGGGGGCACTCAACCGGGTCTTGGTCGTAGATCCCCGAGCGGTCCTGGTAGATCGCGGTCCCGGTGGAGACGCCGCGCACTTTGCAGTCGGGGCAGTCGATGCACTCAGCCGCCGGATCGGCACCGCAGCGCGGGCAGGAGGTGGCGCTGGCCTCAACATCGCCGCAACACGAGGAGCAAAAGAGGAGGGCGCTCACCGGCGGCCCCCGATCTTGAGGGCAGCCTCGACTGCATGGAGCTCGGCCGAGCTCGCCTGCCGGAGCCGGCGGCGGATGACCGTGAGCCGGATCGACTTGTCACGAGCCGGAGTCGTCTTACCGCGTCCGAGCTCGGCCACGTCGCTGGCGTCGAGGTCTACGCCGAGAGCGCTGAGCTTGCCCGCGTATTTCGGGGTCGGGCGCTGGACGTCCCGCTCCCAAGCTCCCAAGGTCTGGACCGAGCAGCCGACCCGGACGGCGAAGACCTTCGTAGGCAGCTCGCCCCGGACGGCCCGGATCCGCTCTCCCGTGGAGGGCCGGCCCGGGACCATGGTGTCCGAGGTCACCGAGCAGCCCTCCCGGTGGAACTGGTAGGCGCCGCATTCCTCGCAGGGTGGCAAGGTCAGGCGGCGGACCTCGATGGGCTCGCGGACCCTGACCACCCGGATGGAGTTGCGGAGGTTGTCGAGCACCTCGCGGGCGGCGGAGCGGTTCGCTTCCGGCCCGAACTCGACCCGACCGACGGGGATCGCCGAGCCGCTCACTGCAAGCTCTCCAGCATCTCGGCATGGGCCTCGTCACTCGCAAGGCACCAGACGTTGCGCCGCAGGTTCACCCACCAGGCGATCTCCGCCTTGCGGTCGACCTCGGTGGGCCGGAGCAACTGCCCGTCCGTTGAGGCCGCCGCCTGCTCGATGATCCGGAGATCGGACTCGGTCAGCGCCGGCTCAGGGTTCGGACCCTGCAGGGGGGCGAGATCCTGCGGCCATACTCGGGAGAGGGTCGCGAGGATCATGCGGACCTCCGGGCCCAGCTGCCGGCCGGCACCTTGGTCACGGCCTCAAGCCGGGCGGCGAGATCCAGCGAGGGCTTGTCGTGCCCGTTCAGAACGTTGCAGAGGTGTACCCGCGATACGCCCAGCTCGCGGGCGAGGCTGGTTTGGGAGCGCCGTACCTTCTTGAGAAAGGTCCGCACTCTCTCGGGAGCGTCGATCTCGTGAGGTGCCATTGGGCATAATGTAGGACTGATCCAACCTGTTGTCAAGCCCCAACTAGGCCTGATGCGGCCTCTTGTGTATGACCACTCCAACCTGTTAGGCTTCCCGGCCATGCCTCCTCTGGAGACACTTGGCCCGGCGTTGCGCGCGCTTAGGGAAGCCGCTGGCCTTTCGCAGGACCAGGTCGCGGCGGCTATGGGTGCGGGCCAAAGGCAGGTCAGCAGGTACGAGGCCGGCGACGCCGACCCGCGCACCCGCACTTTGCTGCGGTTCCTTGATGCCGTGGGCTCAGATCTCGCGGAGCTTCAACGCGCCATGGAGGGACAATCCATACAGCCTCGCGGCGGAGGTCATGGTCAGGCAGGTAGCGGGGGCGGACAGGAGATAGACGGCTCGACCGCGGCCCGCAGCCTTCAGGCCTTGGCGGAGGCGTTGGCGCGTCCCCCGGTCACGGAGGAGCGGCTGAGGGAGATCGTGAAGGAAGAAGTGGCGCGCCAGCTACCGCCGAGCGCCAGCGCGTCGAAGTGACGCCCCGGCCCTCAGGAGACAGTCGGCGGCGCGGTATTCGAACTGGGCAGCGGCCGCCCTCCGGAGAAGGCGAGCCGCTATTGCTTCGGACGGGATTGCCGCCCCCTCGAAGGCCGACTCGACCAGCGCCGCGGAGTGCTCCGCCTCGCTCGATCGGCCGAGCACCACTAAGAGATGCGACAGTTCGAGGCCTACGAACGCAGCCTCGTACCAGACGCGGGCCGCAAGGTAGCCGTCTAGCGCGCCGCGCAGCTTCAGTTCCGCCAGGGCGGAGCAGCCCAGCTCTCGTGCCACCCGGCCGTGAATCCACAGACGCCGCAGAGCGAGCAGATGATCGCCCACCTCTTTGTAGAGCGACTCGGCGCCGTCCAGGGCGACCAAGGCATCGGCAGGCCTCTTGCCGTCGAGTAGATACTCGGCCAGATTGTGCGCCGCCGCTAGCATCAGGCGCGGATCCCGGTGTCGATCGATTAGCGGCATGGCCTCGGTCAAAGAGTCGACCGCATCGCGATGGTTCCCCAGCTCGTTTTCGGCCACGGACCGGCGCACCAAGGAGAACGCGAGCGCGTGTGGGTTATCCTGCGACCGCCGCACGGCCACGACGCCGTTGAGCAGTCGGAGCGCCGAGCGCAACCGACGCTGCCGGAGATAGATCGCCGCGCGCTCTTCTCGGAGGTTTGCTGCGACCACCGGAGAGCCGGTGCCGCTGAGCGCGAAGCGCATAGCCGCGTCGATAGCGGAGTGAGCGGCCGAGAAGTCGCCAGCCACCCTCAGGCCGGCACCGAACGCTCGATGGGCATCGGCCGCCAGATCCGAGATTTCGGGGCGCTGATCAAGGCGGGACAGGGCATCGGCGGACGCTGCTGCAGTACGAGCAAGCTGCAGCATCCGAGCGGGCTCCACGAACCGCGCAGCGAAGCTTTCGGCGATCAGGGAGGAGATCACCTCTGGCCGCTGGCAGCGAGTAGAGCTAGCGAGAGCCAGACTTGTCCCCCGTGGGACGCGGCGAACGGCGAACTGCATGATGGCGCGGAGTCTATCACGAAGCGGTGAAAAGCGGCGAGGCTCCGCCTGGTGAAAATGGCGGAGCCCCATCGTGTCGGCTTAGGGCTGCTTGGGGCAGAGAATGCCGCCCGGATCGATCGCGCAGCCGGTGTCCCCGCCGCCGCTCTGCGTGGTCGAGCCTCCGCCCGCACCCGAGGTGCCGCCGCTGCCGTCTGCCGGCGGCGTGGTCTCTGCCCCGGTGACGTAGGTCCAGAAACTGGAGAGAGCATCAGAGAGCAGGTTCCAGATGGAATCAGCAGCCACACTTGTGTCCGCGGCGAGCAGCGGTGAACCGATCCCCGCCAGCGCGACACAGATGACCAGGGCGCCGGCAAGTGATCGGCGCGAGCGCGCTCCAGACGGGTCGACACCAGATCCACAGGGCTTGAGCTTCGGCATCCGGGTCGTGCTAGACTTTTTCATCAGAGTCTCCCTCCCCCGCAGACGCACACCTCCCCTGCCATAGGGGACCGGCTCGCGGGGGTCATGCAGTCGATTGTACGGTGCTCAACCGCGTCCGCGACGTGACAACATTATTTTCCGGAGACATCGCAATGTTGCAATTCCGCCATGTTGTCGTGTCAGGAGCACTCCTGCTATGTGCGATGGGGTGCGGAGATGGCGAGGAGGTGGATGTCTCGCCCCTGCCGCAGCTCCAGCAGGTGAAGGCCGCGCAGGCGAAGGCAGCCGCTCCCGCGGTGCTTCCCGGGGTGCGTCTCGCCGAGGTCCGGCGGCTGCTCACAGACAGTTACACCGCCTGCTTGAAAGCAGTCGAGGCCACGGACGTTTGCTGGGACATCCTCGGCGCGAAGCTCGTCTTCGAGCACTGCATGAAGGATCGCGACCAGGTGCGGGCCGACCACGATCTGGCAGCGAGCGAAGCCGCGACGCTGATCCGGGATTTCTCCGGGGCCGCCCGCGATCCTCTCGTTCGGCTCGCCGCACTCGAGAGCCGGATGTGCCGCCTTGCCACGGATCCAGAGGGCGAAACGCTCGTCTCCTATCGGCAGAAGCGGACAGGATTGGAAGACGAGCGCAGGGGGTTAGAGGCCGAGCTGGACATCCTGGGATCGGGGGTGGCGCCGTGACGAGGTGGTTTGTCGTGCTGTTGCTCCTGCTGCCGTCGGCGGCCCAGGGTGGCTGGATTGTGCTCCGCAACGGAACCTCCATCGAAACGAAGGGTGTCTGGGTGGCCTCAAAGACCCACGTCGCCTACTACGACCCCAAGACCGGCAAGGCGAACGTCGTCCCCGTAGGCTTCGTAGATCTTGAAAAGAGCCGGGCAGCGACCAAGGCGGGCTCTCCTCCCCCAGCGCCCGCTCGAGAGAAGGTCGTCATCACAGATGCAGACGTAGGAAACTACCCGGCCGCGGTCGCGGCGGCGCTCGCTCGCTTCAATGATGCCGTGGCCGCCGACAACATCGCCGCAGCTCTGGCGGCGCTAGACGAGATGGTGAAGGCCGGCGGAGCGAGCCTTAGGCTCAACATGGTCGCGGAGCGCTGCGCTATCTCGTATGCGAATCCTCAAGCGCAAGCTCTTTGCCGAGTCGGCCGCCCGGTTCCTACCTACATGGCTGGCGAATACGATCCTGCAGCTCAGGCTAAAGCGGACCTCCTAGGCGTCAGAGAGGCCTATTTGAGCTGCTATGAATCGTCGAGCGTACCGATGGAGCGTAGGAAGTGTATCGAGCGGGTGCGACGGGAATCAGGAGGCGCACCGTGACTCTCAGCCGCCGTACGGCGCCACCAGCCACGTCGGTACGGCTGCGTACCGGTCGGGGAACGCATTGACCGTGGCCTTGTGCATCGCCGCGTAGTACTCGTCCGCTCGCGGCAGGCCCCAGCTCACCGCCGCAGCGAGGGCCGCCTGAGCGATGGCCTGGTAATGCTGCGGGTCGCGCGGGTTGAAGACCCCCGGGTCCGGCGGCCGGACGAAGCGGACGAGCGTTTCCCAATCCCGGATCCGCCCGCCGACCTTGAGCTCCCCGGGAAGGTCGTAGGGAGTGCAGTTCGGCTCCAAGACCCCGAAGGTGGCGCACCGGCCGAGCAGGTTGCCGACGATCCACGTGCCCACCTGCCGGACGAGCTCCGCCGGCAGTGCCCCCATGCGCTCGATCCACGGCAGCGTGGCGGCGTACATGTCCTCCTGCCAGCTCCGGTAGAAGGAGGCGAGAGCAGTAATACCGGCCTTGGTGTACCGGTCCATGGTGTCGGTATTGCGCCCGATGATCCCGAGCGGCGAGGTGGGCGCCTCGACCTCCATGTACCAGCGGAAGCTCCGCTCCAGCACTGCCGAGAAGAACTTCTTCGCCGGCTCCTCCCAGTGGGGCGCAAAGGCTGCCGTGACGGCGATCGTCCTGACGACCCATGCCTCGGCTCGGGTGGTGCCATGGGCAGGGCCGATCAGTCCGAGAGACTCCTTGCGGTACTTCCAATTCCGGGCGTAGAGGTTGAAGTGGGAGAGCATCACGAGCCCGGTGTGGTATTGCTGGAATCCGGTCAGGAGCCAGGGGCCGAGGCCGAGCGCCGGCTGGTGCTCACTGTCCAGCCTGTAGACATCGGAGTAGGCCACGGGGGGGAGGCGGTCTGCGGCCGGCACGTTGTCGCCCGGGTTTGAGAGCGTCGCCCGTGGGTGCTGCTCGATCGAGTAGGGGTCGTCGGTCACTGGGTCGCGCAAGGCGGCGCCGAACAGGCCCAGCGCCTCGCCAGCCTTGAGGGACACCGGGAAGAGCCGCGGGTCGCCGGTCAGCAGGAGCAGCACATCCCAGCCGGGCAGCGGCCCGATATCTTTTCGGCCGCCCGGCGTCCCCATCGCGGGAAGCACCAGGCCATGGGGCTTGGCATTGCTCTCGGCCACGAGGTCAAGAATGGTCTTCTCGGAGACCGGCGCCGGCAGGGCGGCATAGTTCGGGATGGCGCCGGCCGCCTTCCACCGGGCGAGGTCTGGCGCCACGAAGCCCAGCTTGTCGGGATGGCTGTGGAAGATCCGCCGCTCTCGGTAGGGCAGCGACACGGCACCGCCGCCGGCGACCGTGCCCCCGATCGTCAGCTCCCAGGTGCAGGCGACGGTTCCCGGCAGAACGTCCAGCGTGGCCAGGCTGTTGTCGATCGACACGCACCAGGTGGAGGAGCCGTCCGGGTAGTGGCGCAAGGTCACCTCGCCACACAGCTTGCCGGCTTGCCAGGTGAAGTCCCGCAGGCAGATGTCGGGGCCGTGAACGAGCCGCCGGAGTTGCCCCTGAACCTCTCGCCCGTCGATTCGGAAGAACGTTCCGACCGGCATCGTCGCGGATCGCGGATCGGGGACCGCCAGCGCTTCGATGGTGAGGTGTCCTTGAGCTGCCTCGGCAGAGAGCAGGGCGTGGCGCACGCTCCCGTCCGGCCAGTAGGAATAGGCGATCAGGGTCGCGGGGGCCTCCCCGGCGAAGAGGCGGTCGACCTCGCGGACCTCCCCCTGCCGGAAGAAGTGCCCGAAGCTAACGTAGGTCGCCGAGCCCGGGTGCATCGTAACCTCGCCGACAACGCGCCTCTCCGGCTCCGGATTACCCCCGCCACGCTGGCACTCCCCGATCTGTGCCTCCAGCTCTGCCACCCGGGCGAGGGCCGCACCGAGGCGCTCCTCTGCCGCAGCAAGCAGCGCCTGCTTTTCGGCCACCGCGGCCTCGAGCCACGTCTCCCGCTCAACGGCTTCCGCAAGATCGGCCGCCAATCGGACCCGCTCTCCTTCCACCCGTCGCACCTCATCTTGTGCAGCGGCAAGGGATCCGAGGTCGGCTTGCCACTGCACAGCAGCAGCTTCCACGGAGGAGGCGAGGAGGTCCGGCGTGGTCATAGGCGATGCACCTCTACGGCTGTGCGTTGTGGGGCAGGATGTCGCGCGCCTCCCAGGATAGCGCGGCATTTTGACCAAGGCAAGGCAAAATGTCGCAGTCCGGTGGTACGATTGTGCCGTGCCTACTGGAGGGACAAGGAATGTTTGAGGCTCGTATCGGATGGTATAGCCCCGGTCGCGCGGGCGGATGGCGCCGGTGGATCGCCGACTACTATTCGCTCTCGCTCATCGTAGGCTGGGGCAACTCCGGCGCCGTCGAGCCCGACTGGGCCTGAATGCTCCGCGCTGGCGTAATCAGCTCCGCGAGCGAGCCCGCAAGGAGGTCGAGAAGCGCACCGCCCCTGGCCGCGCCGCCCCCGCTGCATGGTGTTGGAGCGGCGGCTGCGACACCGGAGGAGCTGGAAGCGTGGTGCGTCGGGAGTCTCGCCTTCTCCCGGGCCGATTCTGGACGTTGGACCTGGTGCTCCGACGCCGGACCGCCGGCGTCGGCATCCTTTGGGAGCTGCTCCCTTATCCCGAAGACCCCGAGCTCCAGGCTGATCGCCTCCGCGTCTTCCTCGGCCCCATCGCCGTCACTCCCTGGGGAGAGGTCGAGGGGCTTGGAGCTGAACGTCGGGTTCGGTGGCTCGGTGAGGTGGTGAGGTGCAGGCCCTCGTATTTGACCCCCGCATGGCCGATTCGAGAATCCACCTGATCGACCTCTCCACGTTGACGCTCGGCGCGGCCACCACCGAGCAGGCCGGCTGGAACGAGGCCATCTCTCACCTCCCGGCTGAATACTTCTGCTGGCTCGTCGACTGGAGCGAGCTGGGCAAGAGCGAGGGGCTCAGGTAGATAGATGCCCAAGCGCTCGCCCACCACACAGGAGAAGACCGCCGCACGGCCCGCGAAGCCCCGGGACGAGACGAGCCAGAAGGGTCGCCCATCGATCTACACTGCCGAGTTGGCTGAGAGGATCTGTGAGAGGGTTGCTGCCGGCGACAGCTTGCGGACGATCGATACGACCGCAGATCTGCCGGCCGTGACGACCATCGTTCGCTGGCTCGCAGAGCGTCCGGATTTTCGGGCACAGTACGCGCACGCCAAGGCAGTGCTCGCCGACCATTTCGCCGAGGACGTTGTGGGAATCCCGGACGCCCTGCGGCCGGATGCCGACTGGGAGCCCTCCGCCCTGGTCCAGCTCGCCAAGCTCCAAGTGGACGCCCGGAAGTGGGCGGCCGAGAAGCTCGCCCCCAGGAAGTACGGCAACAAACTGGAGATCGAAACAGGCGCCAGCCTCGAGGACGCCCTCCGGCAGATCGCGGAGAAGAGGGGCCTTGCTCGGGGTTGAGGTGACTCGGGGAGGACTCTCGCCGCGTGCCATGGCGGCGCTTGAGCTGCTGGTCGATGACTGGACCGTTTGGGCGGAAGAGCTGTACAAGATCCGAGTGCAGGGGGGGCGCCTGGAGCCGCTCATCGCGAAGGCCGTCCAACGCGCAATCTATGAGGAGGAGCTCCGGCAAATCCGGGAGAAGGGGCAGGCCGAGATCTTCTGCCTGAAGGCTCGGCGGGCCGGCGTGAGCACCGCCGAGCAGTCAAAGAGCCTGCATCAGGCGTGGAGACAGCCCTACTTCGACTGCATCACCTTGGCCCATACCGGCGGCGCCGCCTACGAGCTGTTCGAGATCACCCGCCGGGCAGTGCGAGCCTTTCCGGGCGCTCTCCTCCCCGACACCGGCGACAAGGACACCTATCAAGTCTCCTTCCCGCGCATGGATTCGAACTTCTTCACCGGCACGGCTGGGTCGAAGAAGGGGGTTGGCCGCGGCGCCACACTGAAGCGGGCTCACCTGTCGGAGTTCGCCCATTACGAGGATCCGATCGGCACGCTCGGCTCCCTCCTGCCGGCTCTAGAAGGCGTCCCCGAGAGCGTCGTCGTCCTGGAGACCACCGCCACCGGCTCCGAAACGCCTGCCCATGTCTACTGGCAGGAGGCGGTGGATGGGAAGAACGGCTACGCCCCCATGTTCTTCCCATGGTGGGTTTGCGACCCGGTCAAGTACCGTCGTCCGCTTCTTGCTCCGGACGAGCTCGGGGCATTAACGGAGGAAGAAAAACTTCTCATCGCGGCTCACGGCCTAGACCTGGAGCAGATCAAGTGGCGCCGCGCGATGATCGGCAAGATGCACCGCGACATGTTCCTGACCGAGTACGCGGAAAGCTCGGAAGGGTGTTGGACGGCGCCGGGTGGTATGTTCTTCGAACACGACCTGGTGACCAAGCTCCTCCACCTCGCCCCCGAGCCGCGGGCGGTGCTGCTCAACGGTTCGCTGGAGCTGTACGATGAGAGGCCTGAGAGCGAGAGCGTAGTCATAGGCTGTGACACGGCGGAAGGAAGCAGGGATGGGCGAGGCGACCGGTCCGCCTGGGTAGCCCGGGCCGTACCTTCGGGGCGCCTGCTGGCGACCTTCGCCGACTCCGCCATCACGCCTGGCGATCTCGGTGATCTGCTCTCGACATGGGGAACCAAGTTCTCGCATAACGGCATGCCGGCCTTCCTCGTGATCGAGAAGAATGCCCACGGCATTACGGTGCTGCGCAAGCTTCTGACACTCGACTACCCGGCCCGAAGCATCTACCACCGCACGCCCTTGGACCGCGAGCGCGACGAGAAAACAGAACGCATCGGTTGGGCCACGACGGCCGAGAGCAAGCCGCTGATGCTCGGTGCCGGAAGGGAACTGCTCGCCGCTGCTGCCGAGGGCTTCACGGGTACCCCCTCGGCAGCAGCCCTTCGAGATGCCTTTCGAGTCCGCAAGGACGAGCATGGGCGGGTTGACCTCAACGGACGCGACGTGCTCGTTGCAGAGATGTTGGCCTGGATCGGCCGCACCGCGATCCCGGCTCCGGGCGAACTCCGCGTAACACGCGCCCGCTGATCTCTAGGAGAGAAGACCATGGCCGAGCCCTCGAAGGTTGACGTCAACACCCCCGGCGATGTCGGCGGCAGCACGTACGAAGCCCTGGAGACTGCGCGCCGCCCCTGTCGCCACCTCATGGGCGGAACGTCCACGGTGCGTGCGAACGTAGGCACTTACCTCCCCATGCTCCCCGAGGAGGCGGGCCCCGAGTACCAAGAGCGCTACATGGGCGCGGTGGTGAAGCCGTGGTATCCGGACGCCGTCGACGACCTGGTGGGCAAGCCGTTCTCCGGAGAGATCCGGCTCGAGTCGGACGTGCCGCTCGCCATCCGAGGCCAGAAGGCGACGGACAATGTGCCGGCCGTCAGGGGGTGGGCTGAAAACGCCGACATGGCCAAGGCGGACTTCCAAACGTTCCTCTCGCGGGTCTTCCATGAGGCCGTGGCGGAGGGCGGTGGCGCGGTCCTGATCGAACACCCTCCCACGGATCTCCCCACCAACCCGAGCAAGGCCGACAACAAGGCCTCCCAAAAGCGGCCCTACCTCGTGCATCTCCACCCCGAGCAGATCATCGAAGCCTCCACTGCGACGGTGGACGGCAACGAGGTACTCGAGGTGCTCCGCTACCGGAGCAGTCGCAAGGGAGCCAAGACGCAACTCGGCGGCTGCCGTCCGGTGATCCCTCAGGTCTGGGTGCTTCATCGGGGGAAGCCCGATGTCGAGGGAGGTTGGGTGCGGTGGGAACTTTACGAGCCCAACGCGAAGGGGAACTGGAGCGAGGCTCCCATCGAAAAGGGCACGCGAGAGCCCTTCACCGAGATCCCGGTCGAGCCGGCGATCGAATGGGACCTCTTGCCACCGCTGCGGAACCTCGCCGACCTAGTCTTCGAGGACTGGCGGGCTGAAATTGGGATGGCGGGCCACATCACCACGGGTCTGCGGATGACGGTCGGAACCTACGGTTTTGACACCGACAAGGTTATCGCAGCCTTCCGGTACAGCGCTGGCCTTCGCATCCTCTCCACCCCGAAGGGCCCCAACGATGCCAAGATGGAGATCCTCGAATCATCCGGAGCGGTGGTGGCAGCATGGCAGGGAGAGCGCGACAAGAGGCACGAAGCCATCCGCCTGGCCTCGAAGCGGCCCGAGATGCCCGAGAAGACGCAGACACTCGGCGAGAAGCGGATCGACACCGCCGGCGCCAATGCCGCCCTTCGTCGGATGGTTGACCGCTTCAAGGACCGGATGGAGTCCATCCTTCGACTGTGGGCGGAGGCCGGAGCCTGGGCTCTTGAGGCCAACGAAACCCCCGGCGGTACGATCACCTTCCCCGACGACTACCTGAAGGAGGGCGCTAACCCGGCCGTGCTTCAGGATCTTCAGGCGATGCGCAACCGGCCGGAGGGACCCGACATCTCCCGGCTCACAGCATGGGAGCGGCGGGCAGCGCTTGGAGCACTGCCCCCCGACTTCGACTACAAGCAAGAGTTAGCGAGGCTCGCAGAGGAGGCTAAGGAGGACGACCCCGGCCTCTTGCGCACTGCGCGAGAACTGCTCGACACGCCGAAACCTCCCCGGGCGGGAGAGCCGAAGCCAGAGACGGAACCGCCGGCCGCGAACTAGAGTCCCGTGGCTACCCCCTTTCAGCGGAGAGCCATCGCGGCGGCTCTACGCCGCGGTGATGTGGTACGCCTGGACCGGATCGCCGGAGCCCGAGAGGATCTGATCACAGCCCTCTTCCTGGCTTCTATGGAGGGAGCATCCCGGGCCGTGGACGTCGCTGCCCTGGAGAAGGCACTCGAGCAGGGAGACGAGGCCGCCCTGATCCGGCTCATGCCGGCCGGCGAGTACGCCACGGCAGCCCGGATCCTCGCGAACGGCCTCAGCCCCACGCTCTCGGCAGCGGCCCGGCTGGGCCTGGAGCAGGTGGCGGCGCAGATCGGCGACGCCGGCACGATCGATCCGGCAGGGCTCACCCGGTGGCTCAGGCGCTACCGCCTCCGGCTGGGCACCTACCTGGTGAAGACCTCGGGAGAGGCGGCGCTGGAGATCCTTCGGGAGCAGGTGGGCAAGGGGTTGCTCGATCCGAAAGCGGCGGCGCGGGCGATCAAGGACGGCATCGGCCTGTCCAAGCCGCAGGCAGTCGAGATCGGCAGGAAGGCCATCAACTGGAAGGCGCAGGGCCTGCCGGACAGCGTCATCGCGGAGCGCATGCAGGCTGAGAGGGACAAGACGCTCCTCGAACGGGCCCGCCTCTTCGGATCCGATCAGGCGTACGTGACTGCCGAGCAGGGTCAGCTTGAAGCCTGGAGGCAGCAGCTCGCGGATGGCCGCCTTGCCCCTGAAACGAGGCGGTTTTGGGGGACCCGGCAGGACGATCGAGTCTGCCCCGTGTGCGAGCCCATGAACGGGCAGACCCGTCCGCTCGGGAGGAAGTTCCGCTCGACCGAGCACAACGGCCTGGGCGAGGAAGCTTTCGACTCACCGGGGCCCCCGCCGTACGGGCCTCACACTTTCTGCCGATGCTACGTGGTGCTGTTGGCGGTGGCGGGAGAGGTGAGGCTGGCGGCGTGATCCGCTTCGAAGACCTTCGAGTGCCAGGGCGCGCGGGCAATCAGGGCTTCTAATGGGTCTCGGCTAAAATCGATCACCCGCGCCACGGTGCCGTCCGCTTTGTGGATGTAGACCTTATCGGCCCTTGCCTTGGCCCATGCTGTAGCTGCCCGCCTTGTGGGGAACAGGCGCGAAGCGCGTCGCTCCTTGACGCCTCGCTGCCCATCGGCCTCCTGAGGGGTACACATGGTACGCGACGATCAACCCGTCAGAACGGCACCACAGGATCCCGCAGTCGGTACTGCCGCAACGGAAGCACACCAGACGCCCCACGTCGCCTGCCGTCACTTCGACCTCCGCCGCAGTTCGTGAATCGCGGCCGAGGTCATCTCCCTGATCTTGATGCCGTAGAGTCGCTCCAGTTCGATCTCTGCCTTTATCGCGATACCGAGATCGATAGGGATGGGCACCAGTTTTCCGCCCTCTCGCCGGCACGGAGTAGTCACGGAGTTCGGGTCGGCTCGCGCGATCAGTACCCGCTGCCAGAGGAGGTCCGCGTACCCGTCGCTCACGACGCAGACGCCCCACCAAAGCCAACGGCATCCAGCACGACCGTCGGCGGCACCCCAATCGCCTCCAGCACGAAACGTAGCGGATCCTCCGGATCGTCGACGCTCATGGTCGAGCGGTTCCTGAGGTCGCGCACCTGCCGCTCGGTGATCTCTCCGCCGGGCGCTCCGGCTTTCCTGCGCAGTGCCGACGCGCGCTCTGCCACCTTCGCAGCACTGAGCTTCCGCTCCCGCATCTTGTCCCGCATCGCCTCGCCTATCGTGGTCATTCGACGCTCCTCACGTAGCTGACGCAAGTATACCACCTGTCGTTACTGACGGAAGTTGCGTCTCGTGCCCGCCACTATATGTGGTGTCCCATTAGAGGTGATGGTTCTCCACCTTCACCCGGCGTACGCGCGAGTTGCCGTCACGTCGTGGAGCGAAAGGCTCTCGCGGTCGAGCAGTGCTCGCCATGCAGTGACAGGTAGTGATCCATCCGGCGCCTCCCCGGCGTCGTCCTCGGGCCAGTGGCCCACCGACCGGTCAGTGACCGCGGAGATTCCCCGATGAAGCCGAAGGTGTTGAAGGTGGCCCTCGATGGCCAAGAGGTCGAGGTGTGCCCGGTCCGCAACGGCTGGCCCGTCTGCGTGGATCCGGATGGCAACGAGCGCGAATTCAACACCGAGGACGCCTTTACCAAGCTGAAGAAGCACCCCGAGGAGCGCACAACCCTTCAGAAGCGAGCCGAGACCGCGGAGCAGGCCCTCGCCGGCCTGGCTGCGCTCGGTGACGTCGACACGATCAAGGCAGCGCTCGAAACCCAGAAGAACCTCAAGGCCGGCCAATTGATGGCGGCAGGGGAAGCCCAGAAGGTCCGTGACGACGCGGTCCGTGAGGCGACCGAGCGCATCAGGACGATGGAGGCGGACCTCTCGGCGGCGCGATCGGAAACCGACCGCCTGGCGATCAGCCACGCCTTCCACGCATCCAAGCACTTCGCCAAGGACGACAAGGGCAACACCAAGATCCGGCTGAAGCCGTCGGCCGTCCAGGCACTCTTCGGTCACCTTTTCCGCCGCGAGGCGGACGGCACAGTTGCGGCCTACAACGGCGACAGCCGCGTGATGTCCCACCAGAACATCGGCGACCCTGCCGACTTCGATGAAGCCCTTCAGATCCTGATCGATAAATCCGAACACCGAGACGACGTCTGGGCAGGTGTGGCTGCCAACGGCAGCGGTGCAACCGGCGGTGGTCGTGGCGGCGGCGACGGCAAGAGCATCCCGCGCAAGCAGTTCGAATCCATGAGCACGGCTGAGAGAAACAAGTTCCTCGCCAACGGCGGGGTTCCCACGGACTAGTCACAGAGGCCGCGAGCGACGCAGCCCCGGCCAGGGAGAACAAGTCAATGCCAGATCCGACGAACACCCTGACGGGGCTGATTCCCCACATCCATGCTGGCCTGAACATGGTCGCCCGCGAGCGCACCGGCTTCGTCGCCGCGGTCGCCCGGAACAGCGACGCCGAGCGCGCGGCCGTGGGCCAGTCGATTCGGTACCCCATCGTGGGCACGAATCCCGCCGTGACCATCGTCCCCTCCATGACGCCGCCGACTCCGCCGGGCCAGAACATCACCTACGGAGAGATGACGATCTCCAACATGAAGGCGGTGGAGATCCCGTGGAACGGCGAGGAGACTCGCGGCCTGGAGAACGCTGGATCTTTCGAGGACGTCATGGCGCAGCAGTTCGCTCAGGGCTTCCGCACGCTCGCCAACGAGATCGAGGCCGACCTCGGCGGCGCCTACGCCTACGCCTCGCGCGCGGTCGGCACCGCTGGCACGGCTCCCTTCGGCACGCCCGAGGATCTCACGGACGGCGCTCTCGCCATGGCCGTTATGGAAGACAACGGCGCGCCGACCAACGACCTCCACATGGTGCTCGGCACCGCCGCGATGACCAACATCCGCGGCAAGCAGACCGTCCTCTACAAGGCCAATGAGGCCGGCACCGACGAGCTGCTCCGCAAGGGCACCATCGGCGAGCTCCAGGGCTTCCAGCTTCACAACTCGGGGTTTGTCAAGGCGCACACCAAGGGCACGGCGGCCAGCTACCTGGTCGATCTGCTCGCGGGCTACGCGGTCGGCACCTCCACGGTCCATCTCGACACCGGCACCGGCACGCATGTGGCCGGCGATGTGATCACCTTCGCAGGTGACACCAACAAGTACGTGATCACCACCGGCGCCGCGGGCGACGGCGACAAGGACATCGTCCTCGGCGCCCCGGGCCTGCGTGCGGCGCTCGCCGACGGCGTCGCGGCCACGACCGGCAACTCCTACCGGGCCAACATCTTCTTCCACCGGAGCGCGATCCAGCTTGTGACGCGCCTCCCCGCCATGCCCCGCGGCGGCGACCTCGCCGTCGACACCTACACCGTCCGGGACGAGCACTCCGGCCTGGTCTTCGAGATCGCCCTCTACAAGGGCCACCTGATGAACGCCATCTACATCCGCATCTGCTGGGGCTGGGAAGTCGTGAAGCCGGAGTTTCTCGGCATCCTGCTCGGCTAAGGAGGAGCCTACATCATGGCTGACACACTGAAGTTGTACGCCGCGGGCGAGCCGGTCAACGGCAAGCTCTCTGTGATCGTGGATCCCGGCTCGGAGGCGGAGGCCCTCTGGCGAGAGAACGGCTATCTGCCCGAGGACGAGCTGGCCAAGCGCAAGCTCCACTCGCTCCAGGCCAAGGAGGAGAAGGAGGCGCAGGAGGCTGAGGCTGCCGCCAAGAAGGCGGAGGCGGCAGAGCAGCGCGCGGCGGTCAAGCTGGCCGAGCAGGCGGCTGCCGAGGCAGCGCTCCGAGATGCACCGCATGTCCCCGAGCCTCCCCTGGTGCCGTCGGCTCCTGTCGAGGAGGTCGAGCCGGCTCCTAAGGCCACCACTACTCCGAACAAGGGCGGTCGTCCTCGCAAGGAGAAGGGGAAGGCGTGACCTGCATCGTTGGGGTGGATCTCGGGGATCGGGTGGTGATCGCTGCGGACCGGCGAGTCACCTGCGGTGACGAGTTGATTTCCGACTCCGAGGAGAAGCTGCTTGCGTTCGGGCCCTGGGTGCTGGGGCTAGCCGGCACCGTGGCCGCCAAGCAGGCCTTTCTGAAGGCAGCAGGTCCGCTGACGGCAGCCACGAGCGTTGATGAGTTCACCGCCGCCGCCAGCGACGCACTAAGGGCCGCCGACTTCAATCTGCACAGTGACCGCGGCGGCCCAAAGGATCACGGTACGTCCTGCGTGCTCGCTTCGCGATTCGGTATCGGGATCCTGTACTCGTCCGGCGGGGTCACGATGCTCGAGCAGGGCCGGCCCGTGGCGGTCGGCTGCGGATCGCCGTACGCCCTGGGCTACCTGACCGGACGAAAGATCGATGAGACGGAGGTGGCGGGCGCCATTCGAGCCGCATGCGATTGGAGTGTCTTCTGCGGCGGTGAGGCGGTAGTCAAGGTGGTGCACCGAGCAGGGCTGATTGGCCGAGGGCTCGCGTGCGCTCCTGCAGTTTCCTGGACTGCAAACCTGGCGACGGTCGCCCTCGTGGAGCAGTGATGGCCCTCACGGTCGAGGACGGCACCGGCATCACGGGCGCAGACTCCCCCAACTCGTTGGAGGAGATCACTGCGTACTGTGCCGCTCGACCGAGGATGGCGGGCTGGGCGTCGCTTTCGGAGGCGCGGCAGGAAGCTGCAGCGCGGGACGCTTCCCGCCGCATGGAGAAGGTGTTTCGCCACCGGATCACAGGGCGGCGAGTGACGGCGGACCAGGGCCTTTCCTTCCCGAGCGCCGGCGCCTGGGATGCTCGGGGGCTGTCCATCCTCGGCACGTCGGTCCCAGCAGCGTGGAAGGAGGCGCACTGCGAGATGACCTACAGGGTCGCTTTCGAAGAGCAAGCGCCGATCGAAAGCGTGTCGGATCTCCTTGAGGAGTTCCTCTTCGACCTGGTACAGCCTGCCGGGAAAGTGCTCGTGCAGCAGGGGTGGGCCTGACCGTGGCAGCCTACATTACCGCCGAGGAGCTTCGCCTGGATCTTTCCGGAAGGGGCAAGCGCCTTGAGACCCTGATGCCGCCGGGCGCTTCCTCGCCGGCCGACATCACTCGGCTTTGCGCAACCGCCTCCGCGGTCCTGGATGGAAGGCTCGCGGCCTGCCCCTACGTGGTGCCCATCGACACCACGGGCAACGAGCCGCTCGCGGCCCTGCTGCGAGCTCGCGCCACAGATCAGGCGCTGATCGAGTTGAGCGACGGGCTCGACGTGCGCCCGGATTTCATCCGCGCCGCACAAGAGCGGGTGGACGCCTGGATCAAAGATCTTGCCGCCCGGAAGGCTCACCTTCCCGGCTACACGAGGATCGTGCCGTGAGCAATGTGGCGCGCATCAACGTGCAGTACCAGCGGGCGGGCCAGGTGCTCGACTCAGTGGCGGCCCGAGCGAGGAATCCGGCGCCGGCCCGGGCGAAGGTGCCAAAAATCGCGCGGGCTGGCCGGCAGTCACTGATGGAGGCGGTCACCACCCGCCGCTACATCAACCGGGAGGGAGTCGCAACTGTCTGGCAGGAGCCGGCGCACCTTCAGGGCCGCCCGATCCCAGACCGCATCCGGGCAGGCGAGCAGATCATGTGGGACGCGCTCACCGGCCGAGGCCCGGGCACTGTCACCCGGATCGGATCGCGTGGCGTGGAGATCGGCGCCAACGACCTGGTGATCCGCGTGTTGGCGGCCCAGATCGGCAACCGCATCGTGTCGGGAGAGGAGTACCTCCCCTTTGTGACCGGCCGCTTCACGGAGCGCACGACGCCGGCAAGGTCACGGTTCAGCAAGCCCTCCCTGTGGCGCACCGGACGCGCGCCGCGGCAGGGTCCGCGGCGCGCCATCTCCACGCCACCCAAAGGCTTCGACCCGCGTGCGGCGCGGCTGGCAGTTTGGTGGCTCCTCGGGCTCAGCCTGGACCTCTGGTTGAGCTACGACCAGATCCGCACCGGTCTCCTCGTGCCGCCCAAGAACATCAATGCCTGGACGCCCGGGGTGCTCACCCGGATTTCGGACACCTACGGCCGCTACATCGTCACGGGGAAGGCATGAGGTTCCTGCAGGGTCACTTCTCCGACCGGGACCTCTCGGCCGGCGACCTCGCCCGAGAGGATCTATTCGCGGTCTTCGAGGGCGATCCGAAGATGCAGGCGATTTTCGGGCCGAACCTGCACACGACGCCGCTCATGCCCTCCACTGTGGATGGAGCTCTCCCGGACTTTTGGGTAACCAACCTGCTGACATCAGCGGAGGACCGACCGGGTTGGGTGCAAGGCCAGATCACGCTGCACCTGGTGACGCGGTTCCCCTGGCCGACGCACGAGCCTGTGAGGCGCGGCCAGCCCGGCCTTGACACGCTCCGGGCTTACTACTGGCGCCTGATCCAGGAGCGGGCGCAGATCCTCTACCGCGAAGTGAACAGCGTCCGAATCCCCTACACCAAGGCGCCCAAGCCGGGCGGCACCGGCTACGGCCAGATCTCTTTCGACCCCGATCAGTACCTCTTCCGCCTCGCCACTGAGGTGCGGATCGACATCGACGTTCACGCCGAGAGCGGCAAGCCGCTGAACCTCGTCAACGCAGGCTGGTAAGGAGTTCCCATGCTCTACACGATCAAACGCGGAGCGAGCGTGCAGGCCGGCGTGCCTGAGGTGAAGCTTGAAATCGAAGGCGGCCTGATCTTCGGCGCACCCAACACGACCGGTCACCAGGTCGAGCTGGAGCCTGATCGGGCCGCCAGCCTTGCCGCCGACGGTTGGCTCGTCGAAGCCGTCAAAACCGCGAAGAAAAAGTCCGAGCCGGAGTCTCCGGCCGAGCCGCCGGCTAAGCGCCGGGGAGGTAGCGACCGATGAGCCTCGGCTTCTTCCAGAACCAGACCGGCAACCCGGCGGCGGAGTTCCTGCGCCGCATGGCCGTACAGACAGACGCCGGCATTCCCGCGACTTCGGGGTGGGTGGACTTCTACAGCAACGGCGGGCCCTTCGCCATCACGCCGACGGTGATCCCGCGAGGCATCATCGGTCGGAGCGGCGAGCGCCAAGCGCCGATGCTGGGCCCTATCGAGATCGGCAACACACCGATGGACATGGGCGATCTCAATGTGGGCAAGGAACAGCTCCTCGCGATCGCGGCCTACCACCGGAAGTACACGGCCACCACGCCGACTGCTGGCGTCTACCGCTACGTCATCTCGAGCGCCGGCGCCACGGACGCCGAGACGCTTCTCTCGATCCTCACTCACTCCGGGACCGGTAAGCCCTTCCGCTTGACCGACTGCATGCCAGCGGGCTACAGCCTCGCGGCCCAGCCGAGCCAGAACCTCCGCCTGATCGTCAACATGCTGGCGACTCGGGCCGACTTCTATGGGTTCGCCACTCAGACCGAGGGCACGGGATCCACGCTCCCGATCTTCCGAGGTCAGGTGGCGGCCTGGTCGGCCAGCGACAAGGATGTCGTCATCCTCGTGGTGGACGATACGCCTCTGTCCGTCAAGTCGAAGATCGCGGCAGCTACCACCTTCGACGGTGCCGCGATCTCCGGCACGGCGGGCGAGTGGATCCTCCTGAACGATGGAACCGCGGTCAGCATGCCGCTGGGCGGCTGGGCCGACCAGGGTTCGATCTACTGGCCGGCGAGCCCGACGCTCGCAGCTAACGACGAGTTTCTGATCCCGGCGACTATTCCTCTCTGGACGCCGTCCTTCGCGACGGTTCAGCCACTGCCGGTGATCAACACGCGCGTGCTCATCAACGGCTCCGTGGTCAACACCGAGGGCTGGACGATCACGGCCAACAAGCCCGGCGCCGTCGTTCTGCGTGGTACCAACAAGCAGGGGTACGCAGTCCTCGACCGCGGCGAGTCGCAGATCTCGGTGCAGATTCAGCGGCGCCTCGTGGACCTGGACCTGCAGAATGCCCTGCTCCACGGTACGCCGGTCCAGATGGTCCAGGAGTGCCGCGGCGGCCAGATCGGCTCGACCTCCTACTACTACCGGCAGGTGGCGCTCTTCCCGAAGCTCATCGCCGAGGGCGCTCTCTTCGACACTCCGGCCGGCGGTCAGGACGACCAGGAGAACCTCACCCTGCAGGCCTACGAGTCGAGCACCAACCTCTCCTACGAGGGCAACAACTACACCAAGCCCGTCACCTGGCTGATCGACACCGACGTCGCCAGCATCGCTTCGTAAGGGGGATCTGTCCTGGGGAACAACGACCTCGTCTTCACCCTAAGGGAAGACGACCAGGCGTCCGCCGGCATCGTTGCGGCGAATGAACGCATCCAAGACGCGGTCAAGGAGACGGCTGCGGTCTCGGATGCGGCAGCGGACGCTCAGGTCCAACGCCTACGGGAAGAGGATGAACAGCTTGAGATAATAGCAGCACAGTACGGCATCACCGCCGAAAAGGTAGAGGAACTCGGCCGGGCGGGCAAGGTCGCCGGCGAAACCCTGGGGCAGGGGCTCGAGTCAGCCACCAATGATGCGCGCCTGCTTGCCGATGAAGCGGAGCGCGCGCGGAGGGAACTGGAGAAACTGCCTGCTGGGCCTGCTGTTCGTCCCGCGACGCCGTTCGAAACCGCGATGGTGCGGCGCGGAGACAAGCCGCTACCGCCGGTCGCATCGCCCGGCATTGATCTGCTCCCTGCAGAGGAGCGCGCCCTTTCCGGAGCGGAGACGGCGATCAAGCGCCTCGGTCGCGCTAGTTCCCAGCGCGGATTTGAGACGAGCCTGACCCTCGCCGCGGTTGCCGCCCAAGAGCTTGAGAAGGCGATCGACAAGGCCCGGCGCGCGGGCGTCTCGGATATTTCAGCGCTCGAGACGCAGAGCGATCGGCTGCGCCAATCCATCCAGGACGGGACGGCTCAAGCCGGCACGTTCCGGGCCGCTCAAAAAGACGTTTCGGACGAGCTGAAGCGCTCCACGACCGGCGCCGGCGAATTCCAGGGTCAGCTTGGCGGGATCGACCAAATCCTCGGGCAGATCAACCCCAAGCTTGGCAACATGGCAGGGAACGCCCTCGCCGTGGGCGGCGCGCTGGCGATCGTGCAGGGGGCGGGCCGCGAACTTGCGACCGGGGTATCCGACCTAGCCTTGAGCCTGGGCGCTACGCAGGAGTTTGCGAATAGCCTTGGCTCCAGGATTGAGACTGCCTTTAGTATCAATCCGATCAAGGTCTTCTCTGCCTCCCTAAGAGAGGCCGACTCTGCGCAAGAGAAATTCTTCGGTAACCTCGCGGAGAAGTATGTCGAGATCACCGCGGCCGGCGACGAACTACTGAACCTTCAGCGACTGCTTGCCCGCGAGGGCTTCGAAGTAATTGGCAAGAGCGTAGAGCAGTTGCGGGGCGAGTACGAGCGCCTCCGCACGGAAGGCAAGCTTCAGGTCCAGGTTCAGCAGGATATCCACGCCGCCGGCCAAGCATTCGCAGACCAGGTGGAGGGCAACACCGAGCGGCTCAGGACTCGCAACAAAGAATTGGCCGATGGAATAGCGATCGCCGAGAAGGATGGCGAAGTCAGCTACCAGGCCGCGCGGCTCATCGTCACGGCGCTGGATGAGCAGCTCGCCGCTCTGAGGCGGAACGGCGAGGAATCGGATCCCCTGCTCGAGCGAAAGCGCGCTCAGTATGTCGCGATCGCCGAAGCTGGCGAGGCGGCGGCCAAGGCGGCTCAGGAGCTGGCGGATCGCGAAAAGCGGATCGAGGAGTCCGCCGCGGGGCTCTCCGCTGCATGGGAGGGCAACGCCGCCAGGCTGGACGAACGTACGGAGGCGGTTCGACGCTCGGTCGCTCAGGTTGAGCAGGATGGTGTGGTCACAGCCGCGGCGGGCGCAGCGCTGCTAAAGGATATTGATGCGCAGATCAAGGCTTACGAGCTCCTCGGTCAAGAAGCTCCAGCGGATTTGCGTAGACTGGCCGGTGAGTATCGGGGCATAGAAGCTGCGGCGCGGGCAGCCGATCTGGCAGCGCAAGGCTTGTCAGAGACGAGCCGGCAGAAGCTCGGGGTTCAAACGCCAGCGGCCATCCGCGAAAACATCACCGCCCTCAAGGAATACGAGGCCGAAGTCATCCGAGGCGGAGAACTGACAAAGGAGGCCGCCGAGAAGCTGGCACAGGATTACCGCCAGCGCCTGGTCGACATCTCTCTTCTCACCGCCGCAGAGCGTGAGGCTATGGGCGAAGAGGTAGCCTTCCTGCGCGAGCGGTCGAGCTATTACGCCAAATACGCCGAAGACCGCAAGTCGTTCGCTCGCGACGCCGCCGCCGAGGAGCGCAAGCTAGCTGCAGAGGTAGCCGAGGCCGAGAAGAAGGCGCTAGAGGAGCGCGCCGAGCAGCAACAGAAATACGTGGAGTCGCTGGCGTCGGCGCTGGAGCAAATTCGTTCCGACATTGCCGCGGCCACGCCGCCCGGACCCGACACCTCGGCCCTGCAAAAGGAACTGGTCGAGCTCCAGAAAAAACGACGGGACTCCGCCGTGCTCACGCAGGAGGAGCTGACCCGGCTTGACGAACTGGAAACTCAGTACCGCGACACAGGGGCCGCAACCAGGGATCTGACCAAGGAGATCGCCGGCCTTGGAGATGCCAACACGGAGGCGGTGGTTTCGTCGGAACGGGTCAGTACTGCCCTCAACGGCGTGGTCGATACCATCCGCAACGCGCCTGAGGCATTCCAAAAGCTGGACCAATCCTCGCGGGAGGCCCTCGGGAACATCGCCGATGGCCTGCAAGCGACAGCAGATTCCGGCCGGGCTACGCAGCAAGCGGTGGACGACGCCTTCAGCCAGATGGCGAACGTTCTTGAAGGCGCCGGGGTGGACGCTAGTTTTCTTAGGGCCGAGATCTCGAAGGCCGGGGGCAGCGCCGAGTCATTCAGCAAGCAGCTATCTAACATTTCCAACGGCCTAGACCCCATGACGAAGAAGCTGAAGAAGCTTTCTGACGAGGAGAAGGGCATCGCCAAAATTTCCGAGACCACGAAGGGATGGGCCACGAACATGCAGGTGGTCGCGCAGCAGAGCGCGCGCGCCCTCGGCATCATCACGCAGATTTCCAAGGTGCAACTGTAAATGGGGATCGTGGCGCAGTCGGCCAATTTGGCCTCCAAGATGGCCGCTTTCGCCGACGCGCTGCAGGCGAAGCTCAACGCGCAGCAGGAGCAGGAGGAGCGGGAGGAGCGCAAGCGCCGCCGTCGCCACCAAGGCCCATTCCAGGGCATGCCGCCGTGGGCCTTCGGAGGGCACAACCCTTTCTCGGGCGTGGACTACGGCGACCTCGACAAGGATCGCCCGACGGACGAAGACCTGCTCCGCGGTGGACTGGTGAGGCTCGATTGACATGGGCCTAATCGACCAACTGGAAGCGCTGAACCGCCTTGCCGAAGATGCTGTTGGGATCTCGGAGCGTCAGGCCGAGGTGGACGAGCGTCAGGTTGCCATCGCTGAACGCGGCGTTGCGGTGCTCAGGGAGGCCGCAACGATCGCGCCGGTTGTTCCTGTCGCCGGCGGCACCGGTCCGCAGCCGTTCCGGTTCGCACGCCTCGACCCGATCTCGACCGGCGGCGGTGGCGAGGGCGGAGGCAACAGCCGCGTCGTCCCGGGAGGCCAGGCAGGGTCGGGCGGCGCCTCGCGCAGCACCGGAGGAGGCGGTGAAGGTGGCGGCAACTCGCGCATCCCGACCGGTCGTGCACAGCCGGACCCTGGCTCTCAGGCCATCGTGCGGGCGATCGGAGGGCTTCGGCAGGACGTCACCCGAACGAGCACCGGCGTGGAGCGGGCAGTCGGTCAACTCAACCGAGATCTTCAGCGCACAGTAGGACGCCTCGGCTCCGTGGACCTTCGCGGGGAGGGCCTCGATTGAGCGGCATTGAGAGCTGGGTGACGCCGCATCTCCGAGGGGTTTACCTCGGTGGGGTGAAGCTTTACGTCTTAGAGGGCGGCTTCAGTCAGGCAAGGCCGCAGGCCGGTGGCGTCGTTCGAATGCACGGTGGCCCCGATGTAGTGCAGTACGAGTTCACCGGCGCCACGGGGCCACTCTACGTCCAGCGGCTGGAGTGGTCCGGCCTATCCTTCGACGTTTCGAGCGAGGAGGCCTACCGCGCTGTCGACCGAGCGACCCGCGCGGCCCAGACCACCTGGTTTCCTGAACTGGCGATCGAGGATGAATGGTCCGCAACAGGGGGCCAGACGCTGTTCTCGCTCTCCCGCGTGGCGGCCTACGGGGCCGTGACCGGCGTCACGCTGGCGTCGCACCCGCCGTCTGCCACGCTCAACGGCACCGCCCTGACCCGCGTCACGGGCACGCCGGGCGCCGGAGAGTTCAAGGTGTCGGCGACTGCCGGCGCTCAGTGGGGGGCGATCACTACCCCCGCGCTAACCGCCGGAGACGTGCTGCGGGTGATCTATCACCCTCTCTTCGCCGTAACCGGCGAGATGGGCGTCGAGTACCCGGTCTTCAACGGGTTGGCCGCGGACGCGTCAATGCGCGAGATCCGGGTCGGGAGGTTCGATTGATCCTCCTCGGTCGCCTCCCCGTCGTCGCTCAGGTCGTCGCTGTCTCTGGCGTGGCCGTGCTCTCGGCCTCGATCCAGGTGGTTGCCGATCCGCCCTCGCCTCTCACCCTGGAAATCCAGGTCGAACCCGGGGCCGCAGCAGCCGCGCTCGCCCAAAAGCAGTGCGTCGGCTGGTCAGCCGCTCTCGACGGCGCCTCGGTCCCCGTGATCCAGGATAGCGTCACCGTAACGCCTGGAAGCCTCGACAACCGCCTGGGCACCTGGAGCCTGGGGTTGCCCAGTCCCTCGGCGTTCGGCGATCCAGTGAGCTACAGAGGCGCCGCGCCGCCGGGTCTGCGGTCCGTTGGAATCTCGGGGATCTACAAGACGGACGCCGGAATCTTCGAGGTGCCGCTGATCACCAACGGCATCGTGGAGACCGAGAGCCGCGAGCTCAACGACAACGGCGTGCTGACGGCAACCTACTCCGGCCGTTGCGCCATCGGCCGGTACGACCGCGCGATCGGCGACCTCAGGCTCCCTCCTGGCCACGGCCTCTCGCGGGCTGAGGAAGTGCGGCGGCTCTTCGTCTCGGCGGGCATCCCGAGCACGGCACTCCCTCACGGCGGAAGCTGCATGAAGCCTCTCCAGACGAGAGGGGAGGCGGCGATCGAGCTGGCCGAGCAGATCATGCGCGTCCCGGGCTACGTGCTCCGGATGGATCCCTTCGGCCGCATCGAGGCGCTGGTCGACGGCTACAACCCAGGGCGCCCGGTGGACATGCAGATGTACGTGGCGGCCGGGAGCTTCCGCAGTGGCCCCGCGAACGCCGACGCCGGCACCCGCATCACCCTGACCGGCACGGGCCAGGTGACCCGCGATTCGTGCGCTCGCACGCAGAAGCCCGTCCACGAGCAGGAGACGCGCGCCACCGTTGCCCCGGTGATCCAAGGATTTGAGCAGCAGGGCGACGGCTCGCTGACGCCGGTCACCGGCATCACCAGCGAACCCTACGAGCAGACCGTCTCGCTGGTGGTGACCTCGGGCGAGGAGGAGTGCGGCGCCGCCATCCTCGACCGTACCGTGACGTGGGGGCTCTACAACCAAGGCGCGGCAAGGTACCAGCAGGACGGCGACGGCAACCGCACGCCGCAGCAGTTCGTGTTCCTGCCGACCGATGCGGTCGAGGCGGATGACTCGCTCGGCGTGCGGGACCGCTACGAGACCTTGCAGGTGATCGGGCACGAGGAGGTCCGGCACTACTACGACGCGGAAGGCTACCTCTCGCGGCGCGTCACCCGCCGGCAGGCTCCCCGCTTCACGCAGGCCGCGCTCCAGCTCCGGTCCAGCGTCCTGGTCGATTGGGACGCAGCCGGGTACGAGCCGGATCAGTACCTGCTAGGAAATGGTGCAGGCGTCCTGGAGCCCGAGGAGTGGATGCCGATCGCCGAGCAGATCCCGGCGGGGATGGAGTCGGAGATAATCGAGGAGACCTTCCACCGCGACGGCGCCTTCCTCACCGGCACGACCTCGGCCCGCAGCACCTGGTGGCGCCCCTCGGGGCGGTTCTACCTCTACTCCGATGGGGAGTTCGGTGCGCCCGCCGCCACCTTCGGCGCCTACGAGACCGTCTACGTCAACTACCTCGCCGACGGCAAGGGCTCGCACTACTCGGTCACCTCCACTGTCACGGGCGAGGATAAGCCTCGCATCGAGATTGACCGCGGAACCCGGGGTTACCAGCCGCCGGCGCCGCGCAAGCCCGGGCTCGAGCCGGACCCCGCGCTCTTCGACAACGAAGCCCAGGCCTCCTCTGCCCGCCCAGCGCACCGTCAAGAGGTCCAGCCGATCGAGGCCACCTACGTCAATTGGGCGCGGGAGGCGGTGGCGGGCATCCACGAGCTGCCAACACGGGCCGAGCAGTTGGCCGAGAACGAGATCGAACTGGCGGCGATGGCGCAGCGGGAGATCCGCGAGGCTGGGGCAATCCCCGTCACCTGGGATCATCCGGTCGTGTTCCAGGCGCGGCCCGGCTGGCACGTCAAGCTCCAGGTGCCGGGCGTCAACCTGCTCGGCCACGGCTCCGGCGTGCCCTTCTCCGTCTATGTGCGCTCGGTGACGCACAAGAGCAGCAACGGCGGTCGGACGTGGATCTCGTCGTTCACGGGGCGGGTCTATGTCTAGGCTCAAAGACCTGCTCAACCGCAACGCGCAGAAGACGCGCGACCTGATCGTCGCCCGTGCCGTCGAGCCGGTCGGGGCTGGTGGTCTGTACGTGATCGAGATCATCGGCACGGGGCAGCGGGTCACGGCGCAAGCCCCGCCGGGGGTCACATGGGAGCCGGGCGCTCAGGTGCTCGCGAGCCAGGATCTGGGATACGCCGCGCACCACGTGCTCTCGGCTCCGCCCTCGGGCCAAGGCGGCGAGACGGTCTACCCGACCATCAAATACCCGCCGGCCCCTGCTCCGGTCCTGACAAAGCGCTACCTCGCCCTGTGCTGGACGCCAGACGGCGAGACGGTGACGGCAGTGCTCTACCGCGACGGCACCCAGCATTCCGACCTCGCCACCCGCGCATTCTCCTACTTCTCCCTGAGCCATCCCGAGGTGATCGGGACCGACCCGCCGTCCGTGCTCTTCGTCGAGACCGCCGAAGGTGAGCCCGTCGGCATACGGGCATGGGACACCGGTGCGGACGTGATCCACGAGTACGAGCCGGCTGGGGGCACCCTCTTCTCGGTCCCGCACTACGTAGGCGGGCACGTGTATTGGATGGAGTACCCGGAGCAAGTCGTGGCGCCGGCTGCAGCAGCGATCAACCTGATCCGCGCCCTGCCGAACCTTTCGTCGCCAACCCTGGTCGGCACCTACTCGCTCGTGGCAACGGAGGAGATCGGGCCGACCGTCACCTTCACCAACGGAGCCGACACGGCCGCCAGCTCCTCGGCCATGACGGCCTTCCTGATTTGGGCGGCGGGAGGCGGCGGGGCTGGCGCGCCGGCGGTGCGCCTCCAGCTGGACGGCGGCAGCGGTGCGGAGGCGGCATCCAGCGCGCAAGCCTCCGGCCTCGCCGCCGAGGACCGCTCGGTGATGGCGATTTGGCACGAGGGATTCTCGTCTCTCGCAGTGCGCCTTGACGAAATCGCCGCCACCTACTCCGTCATCTGGCCGACGGTTGTTGGCGACCCCTGGCAGAACGCGTCGATCGCGGGATCCGCCGTAGTGATCTACGGCAACGCCATCGCCGCTCGCGGTTCAGTCTTCCTTTCGACCGCTACCTCGACTTTCGAGGTCACGGCGCATCCGACCACCGCCACGGTGCCGGATTACTTCTTCGCCCTGGAGTAGACATGGCTCCGCTTCTCGCCTGGTATGACGACACCGACACACTCCTGGCGAGCTTCGTCATGCCGACGGACGTGACGGCCGGTGTTGCCACAGCAGCGACGGAACTGCGGTACTGGAACCACAAGGGCGCGCCGGGCGGAGACGAGGCCCCGGACGTGGCGCTGCAAGCCCAAGTGGAGTTCCCGGCCGCGAGCGGAACGTTCGTCGCAAGCGGGGCCCCGCCCGTCGATGAGAGATGGATGCAACTGCGCGTGGAGGGCGGCGACTGGGTGCCGATGGGGTTCGGGTCGATGCTCTCGGTCGGCAACATCCCGGCCGATAGCTACGCCGCGGTGTATGTCCGCTGGCTCCTCCCCATGACGGCGAACGCCTTGAACTCGGCGGCTTGGCGCTGGGATCTTGTCGGCTGGTCGCGGGCGGTGATCTCCCTGGGGGTGGGGCACTCCGAGTCCTCGCCAGACGGGGTGCTCCGGCGCATCGGCGATCGTTCCTTCTCCGGCCTGATCGTGGGCTCGACCGCGTACACCGACGGCGGCACCTCGGTGGGCGCGCCTTACGAGGCGTGGTGCGTCGACGGCGTCCCCTACGCAGCGCCCGCCGAGACCATCACCGTCAACGACACCGACAGTGCCGCCGCCACCCTCTCGGCCGGGCAGGAGTACACCGCCCTCGTGGTGATGTCGGCGAGCGGGCGCACCTTGCTCAAGGGGGTCAAGGCGGCGATCGGCGCGAGTGTTGACCCGACGGTGCCGGCGGGCAGCTTCGCCCGGGCTCGCATCGTCCGGGACGACACCGAGGTCACCAGCATCGAGATGTTGGTGAACCCCGACCGCTTTTCGTTCTGGGCGACCGGCGGGCTCAACGGCAAGCTCGGCCCCGGGGCAGCCCGGCAGGCGAACGCGCTCACGGGCACGCGCCTCTCGCGCGAGGTCTCGTTCACCGCGAGCTCCACGAACCGCATCTGGGCGCTCCCGGACAATGAGGTGGACGTGACTACGACGGCCGCGGTCCCGACTCCAGGCGCGCTCCTGCTCTGGGAGGCAGTGACCGACGGCAGCGCCATCACCTCGATCGTAGACCGCCGGCGCTTCATCGGCCCGGAACCGGTGCGCTTCTCGCTGCGGCTCGGGTCCACCTTGGCGGCCGACGCGGTCTCCGGCCCCGAGGTCAACAACACCGGGGCGGATCTCTACCTGGACCCGGAGCGCTCGATCACGGTAGCGCTTGACGACCTCGGCTCGAGCGCGGCATCCGGCGAGACCCGCATCGATCTGCAGACCTCGGCGGCCGGAGCGGCGTGGGCATCGCTCTACGCGGGAGACAACGATATGCCGGATCTTGCTTGGGACGGTACCGACCCGGTGGTGACCGAGGGATTCCCGGATGTCCTGGTGATCGCGAAGGGTGCGCGGTTTCGGGCGCGGGTGGACGCGATCCCGAGCGGGGGAACGGCGCCGAGCGGAGCCGTGGTGGTGGTGGAGGGCTATCAGCGATGAACTTCAGGGGCCCCCGGCGATGGAGTTGAACCATCCTGCGCCCGTCGGCGACAGTCCGCTAAGCCGAGAGCCCTGGAAAGTCTATCAGGTGGAGGGCTACGCGCGATGATCGTCCGAGCCGAGGCCAGTGCGCCATTGCGGAAAGTCTTTGTAGGGCATCGAGGCGCAAACCGTGTCGAGGAAGGATTCGAGCAATGTGGCCAGATCCCGGTAGTCATCCGCCTGCTGCTGGCGCACTTCAAGGAGGCGAAGGCATTCTTGCTTGGCGGCGGCGTCAGATTCCATGTCCGGGATTATATCCGACGCAGGGTGGCGCAGTCGTTAGCGCGCGGGGTTCATACCCCAGAGGTCGCAGGTTCAAGTCCTGCCCCTGCAAGCAACGCCCTCCCTCGCGGCGAGGGCCTTCTGCGCTCCCATGGTGATTGCAGGTTGTACTCGGCCCGCCGGAAGCCGCACTTCTTCATCACCGCTTCCACCTCGCGCAGCACCTTCAACGCTTCGGTCACATCAGTCGCTTTCATCGCGCTCCTCCTCGCACACCTAATTGTAACGCCGACTGCTGCCCAGCCCGGCACCTGGACTCCCGGCCCCGGCCTCTCGGGCGACCCGCACTGGCGCCCGCCGGTAGCAACCTCGGCCGCTCTCCCCCTGACCGGAAACCTGGTGGGCGACACCCGGCTGGTCATCGACTCGATCACCATCTACGCCTGGGACGGAGACTCCTGGGAGGTGCCGCCGGCGGGTCCTCCGGGCGGCTCGGCTGGTGGTGACCTGGCCGGCACCTACCCGAATCCGACAGTTGCGCCGAACGCCGTAGCGCTTGGCACGGACACCACCGGGGGATACGCGACCTCGGCATCTGAAGGCGGACCCGCAACAACGGCTCTTGCCTTCGCTTCCGACCCCGCCGATTGCGATTCGGGCGAGGTCGCCGTCGGCATCACCACCTCCGGATCCCTGATCTGTGCGCCCGACGCGGGCGGAGTCACAGGCCCCGTCTCGGCCGAGGACCGGCAAGTCCCCAGCTTCGACGGCACGGACGGGCAGGCGATCGAGGCCTCGGTCCTTCGGGCTACCGACGTCGACATCGCCTCGACCTCGGACTACAACCACCCGGCGCTGCTCCAGCTCGGATCGTCGCGACCGTTCGGACCGAGCGGGGCAATGATCCCGGCCCCCTGCTTCAGCCGGTTCCCCTCGCAATTCACGCCGAACTCCTCGGCCTTCGCGGTCGAGAGCTGCCAGGACGGCGGGCCCGGTCCGGCAACGGGGGAAATCCTCGCGATCCACTTCAGCGACGAAGGCGGGCAGCCGCCGAGTTTCGCCTTGACCTCCGACATCTACCAGACGGGCGGCGGCGGGCTGGTGCTCGCGGGCTACTACGACACCTTCTCGAGCCAGGCGTACCGCTTCATTTCCTGGACCTCCGATGACTTCGTGCCGGCGATTGGAAGCGGGAGCACGGGCAACGTCGGAATCATCCGGAAGGGCGACGGCCTGCTCCAGGTCAACGACGGCACCCGATCGGGAACAGCCTTCCGCGACATCCAAGTGCGCAACTTGATCGCGGCCAACGTTCGCATCACCCCAAGCGCTCCACCGGCCAGCGAGACCGCCGCATGCGCGGCCGGCGATGCCGCATGGGATGCTCTCTATGACTACCGCTGCATCTCGGATGACACGTGGACCCGCGCTCCTCACGCTTGGACGGTGCCGACCTACGCAGGAAGCGCGACGGCAGGCGGACCCGCAACGACGGCGCTCGCCCTCAACGCCAACGGGACGAACTGCTCGGCAGGGAGCTATCCCGTCGGCACCGATGCCGCCGGCAACGCCGAGGGATGCACGGCGGCTTCGGGCGGCGTCACGGACCACGGCGCGCTCACCGGCCTCCTCGACAACGACCACCCGCATTACCAGCTCACGTCCGGGCAGTACCTGGTGCCCGCCGGAACCGTCATGACTCCGGGCTGGTCTTTCGCTGCGCAGCCGAGTCTCGGCATGAGGCGGCGCGCGGAAGACCAAATGGAGATGACCTTCGGGGGCACCAACTCGGTGGCCTTCCTGTACAACCTGATCGCGATCGAGAGGACTGACGGCGCCTTCTGTGCGGCAGATGGTGACGGGGTTCTCGACGTCTGCTTCAAGCGGACCGGCGCGAACGAGGCCACCGTATCCAACGGCGGATCCGGTAAGGGCAAGCTGCTCGCCGATGCCTTCCGCGCCTCGCCGCGCGCTACCGAGCCCTTTGCCTGCGGCGCCGGCACCGAGGGTTACACCTACACGAACAGCGTCTCCCACGAACTCTGCTTTTGCGATGGCACGTCTTGGACCGGCCTGAAGGCTGGCGGGGCTTGCTGAAAGGAGGCTCCCTTGAAGAGATTCGCCTGCCTGCTGCTCCTGCTTCTGCTGATCCCCGTCGCCCCGGCCGTGGCCGCGGACACGGACTTGCTGCTCTCGAAGATCACCTACGCCCTTGCCGGCCTGGTGGACGCCATCGCTTCGGAGTCCGAGTCGACGCCCGATCACGCCGAACGCCTCGCCACGGCACGGACGATCGACGCGAACCTCGCCCAGCAAGCAAGGCGCTACTGGACCCGCGTGGCGAAAGCCTACCCGGCCTCCCAGGACGTGTGCGTCACCGACACCTTGACCGGCGAACGCAACTGCATGAACAGCGTCACGCAGGCCACGATCGACGGCCAGGTGATCGCGCTGTTCGGGAACTCCGTCAAGCTCCAGGCGCTGGCGAACGCGATGAACGCGGAGCCGGAGCAGCGGGCCAAGGTCGGGAGTCCTCCGGTGCTGGCACGGAGGCCTTGACGATGCGCCGCCTCGTTCTGCTCGCGCTGCTCCTGCTGGCCGCCCCCCTCGGCGCCGCCCAGACCACCCCAGCCGTCCACCTGGGAGCAGAGGGGCTCGACCTCGAGCTGAGCCTGCTTCTGGTCGAGGTGGGCGCGAGCGAGGCCGGGGAACTGGCGGTGGACGACGTGCAGGTGATCGAGATTGGCGAGGGCGCCTACATGTTCGCCGGTCTTCCGGACGCAGGCGGGACGGATCGAATCACCTTCTCGGTGGCCTCCTCGAACGATCCGCTGCGGCCCCTCTACAGCTACACGTACGGAGCGGAGCCGGGCACAAGCGTGATCTTCCGGAGCGAGGTCTCAGCGGTCACCGGGAGCACACTGGTGGAGGACGACACCTTCGGGACGGTCCAGGTGGTGGTGCGCTCCGGACTCCCGGAGGTGATCGGCGATCCGAGCACGACGGTAACCTTCACGGCTGCGAACGCCGACTCTGGCGCCGCCGTCGTGACCGCGCGTCCGGCCACGATCAGCAACGTGGTGCAGGACGTGGCGACGGGCTCCTGGGGTTGCACCTTGGCCTACCAGGTAGAGGCGGCTCTAACGGCCAACCCGGCCACCCTGTCGGCTAATTTCGTGATCGCCTTCCCCTCGGGCTGCGCCTCGCCGCCGTGCCCGTTCACCCAGCCTGACGAACCTCTGCGGATCTTGGTGAGGCGGAAGCTGTGACAGGTCCCCCGGCGGCTCGCCCGGCTCGCGGCAATTTTCAGCGACCATTCGGTCCTGACCGCTTGCCTCGTGTTCCGTGTCCTGCCTCCCCCCGGGGGCCCGGGGGCTTGGATTCGCCAGCGTCCGGTGGAGTCGGCCTTACCACTGACTGCCCGGCGCCGCTCCAAGCTGGGCGGCTAAAAACCATTTCTATCACCGCTCCGGATCACGGTCCGGAGGAAGCTCTAGGAGGCTCAATGTCTAACGGTGAACCGCTCGGACGGCCTGAGGCCCGGCTCTATCAACCGGTGACAGCTTGTGCACCCGATTCGCTGTCCGCAGCCATTGATCGGCTGACGACGCGAATTGCGGCGCTGGAGGCGAAGATCCCGGATCCGGTGGACCTTTCGGAGATCGCCTGCACGATCGGTGAGTTCTCGGTTGACCCGAGGGTTGATGCGCGGCTGTGCTCGATCGAGGGCGAGCTGCTGTCCCAGGCGGACTACTTCGGCTCGAATTGGCAACCGTGGCGTCCTCCGTCGGGCCCGCCCCCTTCTCCGGAAGAGGTCGGCGCCGCGTTGGAGAGTGTTGCCGCGTCGGCTCGCTCTCTCGCGAACGTTCACGCCGAATTCGGCAACGATCCGGCAGTTCTGGGCGAGTACCTGGAGGGGCTCGGCCGGGCACTGGACCTGTTCTCGGACCTGCTTGGGCGCCTAGCCGATGCCGACCCCGGGCCGCTCCAAAACACCGTCGGCGAGGCCGGCATCGCCCACTATGCCACTCGACAGGAAGCCGAGGTGCCCAAGTGACCACCGGCCGCCGCTCCACCTTCGGCCGCGGCGCTCTCGGGCTGGCGCTCCTCCTCGCGGCCCTCGTGGCCCCCTGCGCCCTGAGAGCCGACGTCGGCTACAACCCCCAGGCCCTCGGTCAGGCAACGGCGAAGTGGTACACCAAGGACGCTACGGGGAAGCTCCAGTCGCGATCTGCCTTGATCAACTTCGCCGCAGTGCCGTCGACCTTCACGGGCCCGGCGACCGAGGCTCAGTTCGATGCCCGCTGGGGGACCGGTTCGTTCAGGCGGTTCCGGTGGCAGGGCTTGGACAACGAGAGCCGCCTCTCGGTCAAGGCCGCGATGGAGTGGGCCTGCAACGCCGGCCGGGGCGACCTGCTGGGGTGGCGCTCGGGACGACCGCCGGGAGTCTCCTGTGTGGCCTCCGAGGTCGAGGTGGTGGACGCTCTCGCCGTGGGCTACGGAGGGACGCTAGGGGCTGCTCACCAGGTGGCGGAAGGGGCGGCCGGCACGACGCCGGAGCTGGCGATCCCGGTTCGGGACTCTCTCGACAAGAAGGGGCTGCCGCGCCCTGCGGGCCTCTTCTCCGAGCGAGACCCGACCTGGCCCCTCACCCGGTGGTACCTCAACACCGTCACAGCGTCGACGGTGCCGACACCGGTCGACCCGCATCCAGTGCCGGACCCTGAGCCGCCTGTCACGCCGACTCAAGATCCCGCCACCGAGGAGCGCCTGGCTGCAGCCGAGGCCAAGCTGGCGGACCTGACGGCAGCAATCGGAGCCGGAGTACGTCGCCTAGAGGCGGCTGAGCGGTCGGTCCTCGACCTCTCGCGGAAGGATGCCGCGCTGGAAACCGAGCTGGCGCGCGTCGAGGCCCTGGTCAAGGCGCTCACGGCCCCGGCTCCAAAGGTGGTCCCAGGCGACCCGCCGAAGCTGCCGCGCCCTCCGCCGACCAAGCCCGGCGCCAAGCCTCCGCTCAAGGATCCGCTCGCCGCCTTCCCCGCAGATCGGAGGGGATCTGCAGAGATCTGGGGGCCCATCTGGCTCCTGCATTTGTCCGGCGTCCAGCCGGTCGACGAGCCGGCACAGGCGCAACTTCAGAAGCTCGCGGACGCTCACGCGGCGGGCGCCGGCGCAAGAGCACTGGCCCGCCTCATGAACACCGACGGCTCGTGGAACGTGCCGTTCATCGACCTCGCCGTCCGCCTGTTCGAGGGCCGCCCGGGCGCCCGTAGCGACTGGATCAAGCTCCTGAAGTGGCAACTCCGGGATGAGCCGCCGCCCACAGGCTCGCGGTTCGTCGATTTGCTCGGCGGTTCCGAATCGGTCTCGGCAAACTACGCTCCTTGGAGAGCTGGCGCGGTCGGGGGTGTTTGGCTCTGGGCCGTACGCAACGGCGATGAGGAACTCGCGGAACTGGTGCGGCGCTACACCCTCCGGGCCGCCGCCCTCGCCACTCTCCTCTCGACCGAGCAGGTCCCCGACGGGGAGCTCGGCAGGAACAAGAAGGGCGAGCTGCTCGCGACCTCCCGTCATATGGCCTCGGTCTCCAACCGCTCGAACCCGGCCCACGCCTGGACCGCCTCCGGCACGCTGCTCGACCTGGTGCTCGGCCGCGGAACCAAGCTGCGCCGGCAGCCGGAGTGGTTCTTCACCATCATCGAGGCGGCAAACGACGCGCGCCCCATGATCCGCGCCGAGGACCGCGCTGTGCTGGAGCGCTACTTCCGCGAGCCCATGGCTTCCGGTGCCTCGGAGGACGTCGCCCGCCTCGTCTCGCCATCCGGGATCCACGGCACCATCCGTGTCCTGTGGTGGGACGGCTATCGCGCGGTTATTCTCGACAAGAGGTTGAACGGCAACACCCCCGCGATCATGTTTGAGGGCTTCGACCTCCGCACCGGGAAGGTCTTTATGGCCTACCCGTGGCCGGAGGGACGCTGCTTCAAATGCGGCGGGCAGGCAACTGCAGGATGGCGGCCTGGAGCGCTCTGGACGACATCGCCGTTTTCGGAGATCACCTACCCGGCGCCGGCGAATGACCCCACCGTCGAGATCGTCATTGACGGGCAGGGCGCCCGCGTCACCAGGAGGGCTGCGTAGGTGGGCCGTCAGGTTGGAGAACCAGATGAAACTGATTCTTCAGCGAGGGCCAATCGATTGCGGAGTCGCGACCCTGGCCATGGTCGCTGGTGTGTCCTACGAGGAGGCGGAGAGAGAGGTCGCGCCGCACATTGGGAAGGGCGGCCTCCACGCAATCGCTATTGAGGGCGCTCTCGCTCGTATGGGCTTCGCTGTGCAGACGTTCTGGCGTCCGCCGATCTTCGGGGTGACCACATTCTCACCTTGTCCCTTCGGCTGGCCACCGCGGCCATTCGCGCCGGCTCACATCGCCTTCATGCTCGCTCGCGGCGCTCACTTCGTGGCGGTCGACCACGAGGGCACGATCCTCGACCCGTCTGGCGCGGCGCCTCCCGATCCATCGTTGATGGAAACCATCATGGGTGTGTGGCGAACCGCCGACATCACCGCACGGAAGGGGGACTGACCAATGCCTATTCGCAAGTCACATCAGCGTCGCCGCTCCCCCCGTGTCCAAGTGGGACGCTGGTCTGTCTTGCTAACGAGCAAGACCGTTTGGGCGAACGTGCTCTCCGCGCTCGCGGCGTTCCTGGCCCTGCCCGAGCTCCAGTCGCGAGGTATCGATGAGCGGGATCTACTGCTCGCCTTGGCCGCTATCAACATAGTCCTGCGATTCCTGCCGCGGGAACCCCTGGTGGAGCGCCGCCCGCGGCGGTAATTGCGCATGGCGGCAATCAGCATTGATCCAACTCCGGCGTACCTCAATGATCGCGCTGTACGGCGAGGAGCATGGCGGGTCATGACACAGCGAGCGATCGACCTTAGCAAGGGGGTGCTGCCGGTGGGCCTCGTGGTGGCCTTGGTGCTGGGGGCAGCCGGCGCGATCTACGAGTCCGGCCGCCGAGCCGAGAAGCTCTCGCAGATCGAGGAGATGGCCAACGCAGCACCGACTGCCGCTGATCTGGAGAAGCTGAGCGGAGCCATCGCCGACCTCGATCAGCGCCTCGCCGAGTTGAAGGAAGAGAACGACGACGTGGCGGCCATCAAGAACTGGATGATCGCCGTCTACGAACGAGCCAGCGCCCACGGGTGGGATCTTCCGCCGCTACCACAGGGAGTCCAAGATGAGCACGATCAAAAAAAAGCTGTGCAATCCCCCGGCGCAGCGCGTGGCCGCGGCCGGTGACCCGCTGGTGCTCGGGATGTTCGAGGGGGCCGGCGCCGCCATGGACGACGTGCCGCTGGCCATCCAGGCGAAGTGGGCCGCCGAGGTCGTCGCTGTGGAGGAGGACTACATCGCGCAGCGACGTGCTCTGGACGCACGGACCTGCGAGGCGATGCAGAAGCTGTTCGCGTGGGCGGTCGAGTCCCCGGCCGCGAGCAAGGCCAGCAAGGAGTAGGGCGCCGTGGCGCATTTCACAGTAACCAGTGTGGGCCTCCGTGGCCGATGACGTGCTCACGCACCTGGTGGCGCTAGTGGGAGGGGCGGCTGGCACATGGGCCGTCATCTCCCGGCTTCGGCCAGAACGGGAGAAGCTCGAGGCCGAAGCCGAGCAGCTGCGGGTGAGGGCAGCCGCGGAGCAGGACGCCCGGATCGAGCGGCTGCACGAGCGCCTGGAGGCGGCAGAGTCTGCGCTCGGTGACGCCGAAGAGTCGGCTTGTGCGCTGGAGTCAACGGTCCGGGCACTGCGCGGGGATCTGTTAGCCCGAGGCGTCGAGCTGTCGCGGGCCCGGGAGGAGGTGGCGCGGCTTCGGTCCGAGGTGGCGCACGAGAGGAAAGAGCGGTGACTACGCCTGACCCTCCTTGCGGTCGGATGAACTCGGCAACTCCTGCAGTACGTCTTCGACCTCCAGTAGCCGGATCTTCAGCAGACGCACCAGCTCCGGCCAGGTCGAAGGTGGGATCTGCCGATCCCCCGACGCCCAACGCCTCACCTGTCGAGGAGGCACCCCAAGCTCGCTGGCTAGAGGGGTCTGCCACATCTCCCCGTAGAGGAGGGAGGCGGCGCGGGAGAGGAGGTCGGGGCCGGTCACCTCGCCTCCTTGGGCTTGATGGGGTCATCCAAGTCGTCCCAGGTCAGCGGGCGAAGCGGCAATTTGTGGAGCATGCACTCGGTCGGGAGGACGCCCTCCGGGCCCTCCCCCCAGGTGTCGCCCATCTCGTGAGGACAGAGCGCCCAGCGCCATCCGGTATCTACGTCCGGGAAGAGCAGGGCGAGGCGCATCCTCAAGTAGCCACGCCAAAGGTCTTCAGAGTTCGCGGCGTAGGGCTTCAGCGCGGCAACAGAAAGCGCGAGTGCGTCACCTCCCGGCCTCCCCTGCGCCCAGAATCCCTGACCCGGCGCGCCACTCTGGCGGTCGCAGGCGGCAAGTACGCCCGCAGCGTCTCGCAATGCTGCGTACATCCGTCGAACCTCGATCACCAAGTCCTCGCGACTCCAGTCGTCCCAGGGCGTTTGACTCAAGATTCCTCCTCTGGCGCCGCTGGCGCCTCCATCTCTACCCCGGAGAGCTGGAACCTGGATCGCCTTTCTGCTTACGGGTCGCTACGCCGCAGCCTACACTCAGCAGTCCAGGCCCCGGCGCTCCGGGGCAGAGTGGTGGCGTCAGTCCACCACGTCAAAACCATCACGGTCGATCTGAGCGTAAAGGTCGCTGAGGCTGGCTGCGACATAGTCGGCGGCGTCGACGGCGGGAGCCGCGAACATCTCGCGCAGGCCGAACGTCGCGAGAAGATCGCCGCTTCCGCCCTCCCAAACGATGAGTGGGTCGCCACGGTCGTCGTCGCGGCTCTTGACGTGGAGAAGAAGCGGGAACTCAAGCTCGGTGACGTCCCACTCCGCTTCAGTTCTCACGCTCTCGGAACCGTATTCGCCGCCAGCATCCACGGCCATAGCCCGAAGAGCGGCCTCCGGGGAGCTGCCGGCCCAAACGCCATGGTCAACGCCAGCCTTCGAGGCGATGCGGAAGTAGCGATTCTGATCGGCCGTCATTGGGTTCTCTCCGGCATTATTAGTTTCGGAATGGTCAGTCGTGATGGACCTAATAATAGGTCCACACTTGACAGGTGTCAAGAGGCCAGATCATGAGCGCCCCCATCAGGCTGGAAGCGTCGTTCCCTGCCCCGCTGCTCACGTGCAACCAGCTCCGGGCTGTGATGCCGAAGCTGCCCGTGCAGGACGCGACTCGCTACCTACCGCACCTCTGCGCCGCCTTCGAGGAGTTCGACATCGCGTCGCCTGTCCGATGCGCGGCCGCACTCGCCCAGATGGCCCACGAGAGTGCCGAACTGCGCCGGTGGGAGGAGAACCTCCGGTATTCGGCCGGAGGGCTCCAGCGCACCTGGCCCAAGCGATTCCCGGCGCCGATCGCCCCGCGCTATGCCTACAAGCCGCAGCCCATCGCTAACCGAGCCTACGGCGGCAGGATGGGCAACGGCCCGGAGTCGAGCGGCGACGGCTGGCGGTACCGCGGCCGCGGGCCCATCATGCTCACTGGGCGGGACAACTACCGCGACTACGGAGACCGGCTCGGCCTACCTCTCGAGGCGAGCCCGGACCTCGCCGCTTTGCCCGAGCACGGGTTCCGGATCTTCGGCTCCTACTGGAAGGGGCGGAGGCTCTGGGAGCCTGCAGACGCCGGGGACCTGGTCGAGCTGACGCGGAGAGTCAACGGCGGGACTATCGGATTGGAGGAGCGCCGGCGTTACTGGGTGCGGGCCCTTGACGTGCTCGCCGCCCGACCAGGTGAGGACGGGGCCCGGGTTGGCTGAGCTTCGCCGACGGTTCGAGCGGGGGACGTTGCTGCGGCCGGACTGAGGGTGGCGCTTCGGGAGTGGGTGCCGGCGACGGCAAATTCTCACGGGACAGGCCTCCTCGGCCGTCCACCCCGTTTCCCGTTCTCACGCGCGGCGGCGGCCTTAGCGTCGCTCCGCTTGCTTCCGCCGGCGCGACCCAGTTCTGCCGCGACCTCGCTACGGAGCAGCGCCGACACGCGGTCCTCGCGCCAATCCGCAAGCCGCTGTCGCGCTTCCCCGTGTGGCAGCTCGTGGCTCAGCCAGTAAGCCCCCTTCGCCTCGTCCCAGGTGCTCACGATCCAGCCTGAGCCCTGGCGGTACATGCTCGACTCCTTGACGGCTTGCTGGCGGGCGGCGGTGCGGCTCATGGCGGTCTCCTCTTAATCGGTAAGGGTTGCAACGTCGGCGGCGAACTCGGCGATCAGGGCCTCGTCCCACTCGGCGCCGATCCAGTCCGAGTACTCCTCGGGGAGGTCGGAGACGATCTGGACGGCCGGGAAGCCGAACTGGTCGCCGGTCAGATCGACGTGGAGCAGCTCGCCATCCACCTCGACAGCGGCCCACTCGTGCGAGTCGCCGCGGCAGAGGCCGGTCACCCGCTGGATGTCGTCGCCGAGTATCTCGCGGAGAGCCGCGGCGGCGAGGAAGCAGTTGCCGGCCGCGTCGAGGTCGGCTGCGTCAAGATTAGCGCGGACGCGAGCCGCGGCGGATTCGAGCTGTTCCCGGTCGACCATGTCGGGATAATAACCCAACCGTTTGGGTTCGTCAAGTGGGTCGACCGAGCACCTTCCACCCGAGCGCCGTCACGTGCAACGCCTCCCCCTCGCCCTTGACCAGCCCAGCGGCCTGCAGCTCCTCGAGCGCGGCCCCGGTCGCCATCGTCTTTCCCTCAACCAGCTCCGCCCCCTGGTGCTCCACCAAGCCCAGTTCCTGGAGCATCTCCCAGGCCAGAGACGAGAGCGAGTTCCTGAGGGCGTACACGGTCACGACGTCGAGCTTGTCTCGGAGGTTGCGGCAGAGGTGGGCGATCTCTTGCCAGTCGCGGCGGGTCATTTAGGTCTTCGGCGCCGCCACAGTCAACCAGCCTGCCGTGGTTTCTACCGTCGTCGTTTGCCGCTGCACCTCGACCACCGTCCACGTTTCGGGCGCGGCGTACCACGGATGCGGATCCCAGCTGCGCATAAAATCGTCTGCCGCCTCGCGCGTCTCAAAAACCTTCGCTCTCGCAGGCAACGATCCGCTCTCGGCGAACGCCGCCGCTTCTTTCGGCCACAGTCGGCGTCCGGTCGCGCTCGCCCATCCCTCCGGGTCTACCGCCAGGAGCATCAGGGTCCCAGCAGGAGTGACCACTGCGTTCTCTAGTGCTGAGCGAGCTTCCTTGGCCCGGAACGTCACGGCGAACATGGTGCTCTCCTCATTGGCAGCCCTCGCCCCTCACTCTACCAGGAGAGGAGAGGGGCCGGCGTCGGCGGCATTCGCATCCCAGAGCACGGGTGCTTCCGGGCTCTCCCGCCAGCAGTAGATCCAAGCCGTGGTCTTGGAGCACGCTGCATCCACGAGCCAACGCCTGCCGTCCTCGCCCTCTGGAAGACCCCTGACGCTGATCGTGGTGAGGCCCCCGTCGGGAGCCACCGCATCGGGGCCGACCGACTCCGGCTCGAAATACACCGCTTCGTTGTCCACGCCGCCGCTGAACGCGAGCACGGACGGTCGTTCGGAGAAATCCAGCGACAACACCTTGCAATCAGGCGCCTCGGTCACGAGGCGGACGGAGTTGACGCGGGCTTGGCCTTGTACAACCTCGACCCTCAACTTCATGCTGTCTCCCTCTCTGGGTGAGCGGCGAGCCAGGCCCGCCCCTTCGCGGTGATCTCGCACCAGCTGACGTGCGCCCAATCTCCAGGGCGCCAGATGGTCAGATGGTCTGGCAGGAGGACGTTCTCCCCCAGCTTCCGGAGCAAGGCCTCTTGGGGCCTGCTCAGCTTCAGGTCGTTCACAGGCTTCGTCATACGAGATGGAAATCCGCCGGATTCGCTTCTTCCGGCACGAAGAGGATTCGGCGCGTGCCCATTCTCGGCGTCAGCACTTTGAACACCTTGAGGCGACCGACCATCGGTTCCAGATCGGGATGGCTCACGCAGGTCACCTGCACTATCACATCGGTCCGGTGCCAGTATCCGCCCTGTTCTTCGTAGTCCAGGACGACGCAGAGCGCATACCCCTTCGTTCCCCGGGGCTTCCATTCCACGGCGCCGGGGTCGTAGATCTCAACAATCAGCTTCCTTCCGGGAAACAGGTCTGGCCTGCCGCGGTCGGCCGAGCCCTCCTTCTTGTACTTCGCTGCCGGAGGAACTCTTGGCTCCACGACGCCTTCGATTTGCTCCCTGTCGAGCAGGCGGGTGACGATGTCGCGCCTCTGCTGTTCATAGGCCATGGTGCGCTCCTTCTGCGGCCTCCGCCGCCTCCAAGCTCCGGGCCATCTCCACCAGGGCCCTGGGGTTGTCCATCGCTCTCCACTCTCCGAGCTTCTCGCACCACCACTGTCCGGCCTTCCCATCTCCTCGAATGCGGTAGCGTCCCTCTGGAGCTCGGGGAGGAGTTGGGACTTCATGCCAGGCGAGGGGATCCCGGAGCGTTGGGGAAGGCGCTGGGGCTGAGACTTCGAAGAGGGATGGCTGGGTCATGACTTCTGCGTCAGCAGGCGTGCGGCTGGGTTACACAGTGGGTGGCGTTCCTCTACGGAATCTAGAACGCCGGCGGCTGACCGGTGAGTGGTCATCGTGGCGATGTCTTTGACCGGTGTTCCTTCCCGTGCCGCGCTGGTGATGAATCCGGAGCGCAGCGAGTGCCCCGCGAATTCGGCCGGGTCCAGGCCCGCGAGCTCGGCGCGGCTCTTCACCACCCGGGCAATGGAGTAGGGGTGTATCGCAGTCGCCTGGACCCGGCCCCATCGATCGATGGGGCGGAAGATCGGGCCCGACGTGATCCCGCTTGCCGCGAGCCAGGCCCGCAGCGCGACCGCGGCATCGCCGAGGACGGGGAGCGCCACCCCCTCGCCCGCCCTGATCTGACTTTGACCGTCGCAGGTGGAAGAGAAACCCCTCGCTGTCTACCGCCTCGAGGTCCTCGACCGCGGCGCCGGCCACCTCTGAGCGCCGACGGCCGCCGGACTCCCAGGCGAACCGGAGCAAGGCAGCGTCCCGCAAGCCCGTGAGGTCCTCGCCGCACGTCGCGAGCATGGCCTCGAGGATCTCGCCGGTTGCCGCTCGCATCTTCCGGGGGCGCACCCCGCGCCGAGCGCCGATCCGCCGGAGGCTGGACAGCAGATCTCGGAGTGTTGCGCTCCGGCAGGTGTTCGCCTCTTTCGTAAAGCCGAGCATGTTGTGAGCCGCGCTGATCGAGGACAACCGCCGGTTGATCGTCGCGAGCGTCAACGGGCCGAGCTTCCGCTTGACCCCTCGCGCCACTAGCTCGGCGTCGACGTGCTCCGGCAGCCCCTCATACCTGCTCGAAGCAGCCGGCGAGATCCCAGTCGAAATCGGTCCGCCACTCGTGGCGATATCCGGGCGGCGGATAGTCGGGGCTCCGCTCGTTCATCCCTCGTCTCCCGGGTCACGGTCGACCAAGTAGGGCGCGGGAGGGGCGGCGGCAAGCACGCAGGTTGCCTCTCCCGCAGCGCGCCAGCGGGGGTCCGCTGGCGAGGTTCCTCACCTGGACCTGCTCGCGCCCGGCACCGGTCGACGCCGAGAGCACGAACAGCACCTCCACCGTCCGCAACACCGCGCCGGCAGCGTCGCGCTCCTCCCAGCGAGTGCCTATCTCCGGACGCTCCATGCTTTCAGTCCTCCCCTTCAATTCGCTCGGCCGAGGCTCGCCCCTGGCACGCCGGCACCCTGCCCAGTTCAGACGCCTCGTTCCAGGTCTTGCCGCCGTCAACAGAGTACTCCTCGACCTCGACGGCGATGGAGCCGGAGCGGGTCTTGCCGCGCGCGTGGCGGCCTGCCGTTCGCCGCTGGACGGGGCAACCTGTACGAAGGCAGCCGCCGGCGCGCCGGGTGAGCGGCGATTCCCAGCGGTGGCGGGCTGGGCGGGGTGGGGCGCTGACGCCGTGGCACTCCGGGCACTCCGGAACCGCTCCCGAGCAACGGGGGCAACGCTGCTTGAGCCTCCAGGCCCAGTACTCCTCAGGGGTCTCGCTCACGGCTCAGCCCTCCCCTCGATCGACGAGGCGTGAGTCAGCAGTCAGGTAGAGCTTGCCCTCCACGAAGGCTTCCGCCCGGTGGTGGGACCCTGCCAGCAGCAGCACTGGCGTGGTGTAGTCGTCCACCGTGACGTCCGCCCAGACTCGGGAGAAGCCGTCGCAGGTCTCCAGGCGGAGGGCGGCGCGTGTCCGAGGGGCGGCCACGGCTCAGCCCTCCACCTTGGCCACTGCGGGCCGGTCGTCGGGATTGGAGGGACGCTCCTCGGGCCGTCCCCTCCGGCCGTTCTCCATCTGCCATTGGTCATAGGCGTCCATTAGCGTCCACGCCTCCCGGAGCGGGCAGTCGTAAATCATTCGCTCCACCCAGGGCTTCGGGTGCGGCTCCTCGATCATGCTCCCTCCAGCGCCACGCTCTGGCGCGTCATCAGGTACCCGGTTCAGAGTTCGGTCGGCGCAGCTTCGGCTTGATCTCGCGGTTGCCGGCGTAGAACTCCTCGGCCTCCAGGAGCAGCGGGGCCCAGCGGAGATAGTCGGCCCGGGTCCGTGGGTCATCGAAGAACCGCCGGAAGTCGCCCGGCCGGTAGGCGTCGGCGTTCAACAGCTGCGAAGCCGGCACCGTGAGGGTGCGGCGGATGTCCAGACGCGGGTCGACCCTCCACGCCTCGCGGGCCCGCGCGCGGTACCACTCGAATGTACAGGCCGCCGCTCGGGGGTGGTAGCGGTGGACCCGCGCCGCCCGCCCCGGTCCAGGGTCCCCGTGGGGGCGCCAGCGCTCAGGCCGATAGTTGCCCTTGTCGCGCCAGTCGTTGTCCCGGCGTCGGCACTCGCGCTCTGCCTCCTGGATTTCCCACGCCTCCACCTGGCCCACGGTCACGGAGCCCGTGGCCAGCGAGGCGTTGCACGCGGCCCGGTAGGCTTCGAAGTCGGGCGCCGCGCCGGTGGTGAGCGCCCGGGAGTCGTCATAGATCAGCACCAGGCCAGCGCTGAATCCCTCGGGGGTCCACAGCTGCCACGGCGGATGAGGGTGAAGAACGGGCGAGCGGTCAAGGAGCCCCTGGAGGACCAGCACCAGCCGGTTGTGGCGGTCCATCTCCTCGGCCAGGTGCTGCATCACGTCGTCATAGAGCACGGAAGCCGGCGAGACCACCTCGTAATCGGGGGCCTTGGCGGACTCCGTCATCATCGAATTTGGGAAGCGCTTCTTCCCGGCGTGCTCGCGGTCCCACTCCTGAAGCGCCTTGAACTCGCCCTCCGTGATGACCCCGCCGCTGAAGCCGAACCCGCCGCGGGTCCTCGCGTAAAGCTGCTCCGAGGTGCCCACCATGGACATGTCCGGGAAGAGGTTGGCCCCAAAGTCAATAGCCGTGCTGAGCCGGAAGAGTTGGTCACCGTTGCGGATGTACAGGAAGGTCAGCTTGTCCAGCTTGTTCGCCTCTATGATGTGGATGAAATCGCGGAGGTCGACCAACTCCCGCTCCTTCTGGTTGCGGCGCACCTGGAAGCCGATGACGCACCGCGGGAAGGGCAGGATGCGGTCCAGGTTGGCCGGGCGGGCCAGCCAGGCATCGAACGCGGGGAGGTCCTTGAACTCCATCCCCCCGACCTCGTACTGGGCCAGGCACTCTTCGTCCATGTAGGCGCGCCGCTGCATCAGGTGGACCTTGGCGCCCACCGGGGCCGGGTCGCCGTCGGTGATCTGCTCCACCTTCTCAGTCAGGCCGGCGTACAGCTCCACGCTGAAGATCCGGCGCTCCACCGCCCTGGTCAGCGCGTGCAGCCCCTCGGCGCGGGCCTTGAGCGGGATGAGCGGCGCCGACATCCAGGCCGCCGCCAGCTTCTGCTCGCGCTCGATTATCTTGAACAGCGCGGGCAGGTCCTCCTTGCTGGCCCGCACCAGGGCGGCCTTGTAGTCATCCATCGACTCCCCGCCGGTGCGCAGCGCGAGCGCGCCGGCCTCAGCCTCCGGCGCCGAGGTCAGGGCTCCGGACGTCACCGCCAGCCGGCCGGTCAGCCCCTTGACCTCGCCAAGCAGCCGCTGGACCTCGCCCTGGTGGCCGGCGACCCGGCCGGCGATGATGGCCTCCGCGTCCGGGGCCGGCGCCACCTGCTCGGCCAGCCGGTCGAAGTGGACACGCGCCGTCCGGGTCGTGCCGTATTGGTCCTCTGCCACCCCGCGGACCGCCACGTAGTTGCTGCCCACGTGGGTGACGCACCCAAGCCAGTCACCGTCCGCGTTCTTGACCCACAGCCAGGTGCCGGGCGCGGGCGTGTCGTCCTCGGCGGGCAGGCGCACCACCGCGGGGCGAGCCGCGAGCCAGTCGGCCATCACGCCACCTCCGCTATAGCAGCCGGTCGATTCATCACGTACCGCCGAACGATCCGCCCCACGCTTCGCCCCGTCCTGATCGCCGCACACACCAGCCCGAACACCCAGGCCGGCACCGCATAGCTGTGCACCTTCCCCTTGATCCGGAGGTGCAGGAACCCCGAGACGCCAGGCAACTGGCCCCGGTCCTCAAGGGCGAGAGAGGAGTAGGAGACGGCCTGGATCCAGGTGGAGGCCGGGGTGGGGCGCCAGGTGAGGCGGGAGAGGTTCATGCCGTCACCGCCTTGCTGTTGACATCCGCCAGGCGTGCCTTGAAGTGCGCGACCGACTCCGGGGTTCCGAAGCAGATGGCGGCGACGAGGCAGGCCTCTAGGGTCACGCGGGTCAGACCCTCACCGCGGTAGCCGGCGGCGTGGAACGCGGCGACGAGTCCGCCGAAGGCGTCCTGGTCCTCCGAGTAGTCGAGGCCAGGCGCAGGCGGGTTGAGCTGGCCCGGCTCGCGGAGCCTCTCTTGGCGAATCGGCTGGCGCTTGCCGCCGAGTTGGCGCCAGAGGATCTCTTGGTTACGCGGGCTGGTGCGGGTTCTCATGTCGGCTTCCTTCTGTAGTGTTGCAACGTTGTAACGCTACGTCATCATAGCGCTATAATGTCCGACATGCAAGAGGGATCGAAGCGAGGCAAGCGAGGCGGCACCACGACGGTCTACCCGGACACCGGCCGCCACCGGAAGACGATCTACCTGTACGAGGAAGAGGTGGAGGCGCTCCGCCGCCACGAGTACGAGAAGAACGAGAGCGCCTCCCAGGTGGTGAGGCGAGCGCTCCGCAAGGAGCTGGGACTTCCGCCGGACGAACGAGACGAGCCGAAGTAGCCTCACCCCCGCTCCTCCCGCCGGAACTCCAGCACTCCCGCCTCCCTCCCCTCCCCCATCAGCTTCCGCGTGAACGTCTCCAGCTTGGCGGCGGCCTCGGCCAAACTCGGTCCGTGCTGGTGCAGGTAGACGGTGTCCGTGATCGCGGCGCCTCGATGGCCGAGGAGCTGCGCGGCGTGCTCGGGTTTGATGCCGGCCCGCACCATCGTTGTCCGGGCGGTGTGCCGGGTGCTCTTGACCGGCACCCCCGACACGGAGCCGTCAGGCTGCAGGTGAGCGAGGATGGTGCTCCGTTCTCTGGAGCCTTCGAGGATGACCGCGGCATCCCGCAGCACTCGGGCCCAAGCCTCGTTCAAGCGGAAGAGAGACTTCCCGCGCTCCCTGCCGGGCACGAGCAGGTGCTCTGAGCCTCGCGGTCGATCGATGGCGAGCAGGCGGGAGACAGCGTCAGGGCCGAGATAGAGGTGCCGGCCCTGCCGGTTGCCCCTGTCTCCCTTAGCCCGGGGGATCTCGAGCCGGGGCACGGGCCCGCGGGGGTCACGGAGCCAGGACAGTAGCCCCCAGCACAGCTCCTCCCGGTGCCGGCACCCGGTGTAGAGCGTTACCCGGAGGGCACAGAGGGCGGTGAAGCTGGGGAGATGCCGGGAGAGCCCGGAGCCGCCGCGCGCCTGGAGCTCCAGGTTCCGGAGCGCCTGCCCGAGGGCCGCGAGGTCGGCATCCTCCAAGTACACCTCGGCCGCCGCGACCTCCCAGGGCTCGACCTCGGCGAAGGGGTTGCGAATGACGTAGCCGCGCCGGCGGGCGAACTCGAAAAGGGTGAGGGCGTAGGCGAGGGCGTGATTCGCGGTGTGCCGCCCGTCGGCGTGGGGCCGGTCGACCCGGACGGCGTCCCGGATCTGGACCTTGAGGCGTTCCGCGATCTGCGGCGTCAACTCGCGCAGCTTCAGCTCCCCAATCGCCGGCCCCAGCCTCCCGCCCCACAGGTCGTCGTACCAGTCCAGGGTCCGCTTGCTCTTGCCCTCGCGCCGTCCGGAGACGTACCAAGCGCGGTGCTCCTCTCGCAGGCGAGCCACGCTCATCAACCGGCCATCCAAGAGGGTGGGCTCGGCCTCCTCGTCCTCGTGCTCGCGGCGGGCGGAGCGGGCGGCGACCCGGAAGTCTTCTAGGTCCCCGATCCCGACGTCCTGGGGGACGATCGCCACCTTCGCCCAGTTCTTTCCCCGGTTGTACCGGACGCCGATCTGCACCTGCTTGCGGAGCACCCGGAGGTGCACCTGGTACTGGAGATCCTTCACGTAGTAGAAGCCCTCGCTTGGAGGGTTCTGGTAGGCGGCCCGGATCACGTCCACCGTGAGGCGGGAGACCAGGGAGGCGGGGCGGCGGAGGTTACGCGGCACCGTCGGCCGCCTTTCTGGCCGCGCTGGTTTCCAGGTCGACCACTTGAACCTCGTTCAGCAGCGGCGCATCATCGGCGATCCGTGCGACCGACTGCTGCACGTACTCGGGTTTCAGCTCGCACCCGACGAAGCAGCGACCCAGCCGGAGGGAGACCAGTGCCGTCGTTCCAGCTCCCGAGAAGGGGTCGAGCACCAGGCATGGGGCGGAGGGTGCACCGCAGAGGCAGGTGGGCCGGTAGCCCCGCACGGTTGAGACAGTGGTGCCGCGCGGGAAGCCCTGACGGCCGTTGCTCTGGTCAAGGGGCTTCTGCTCGCCGGCGCCGCGCACTCCCTTCTCTTGGGCGACATCGGTCTGCGGCTCGAAAGCCCAGTCGACGACAGGCGCCCACGGAGACCCGCACGCCTCGCACTGTCCACCCCCCGACGTCCCGGCCTTGACGCAGGGCTCGACCAGGTCCGGCGGGAAGGTGGCGAAGTGGGCGCCCGGGTAGGGGGCGGTGGCGACCACCCAAACGGTGCGGGGGTTGCGTCCGCCCGGGTTGCCGTCGACGCCGAGGTCCTCGCGCTGGGCGGTGCTGTAGGTCTGTGCCGGCAGCAGCGAGTCCGGTCGGGCCGCCTTCCTGCCGTTGGGGCGCGACTGCGGCCGCATCGTGCGGGGCTCGCGGACCGCCTCCTGGTCGGCGAAGTAGCGGTCGGACTTGGCGAGCAGAAAGAGATACTCGTGGCCCTTCGTGGGGCGCCAAGCTCCGCGCCGGAGCACCAGCCCGCCGTTCGGAGTGCAGTCCTCGCATCCGGGGCAGTCTTCCCACTCTGCGCGAGAGTCGAAGGAGCTGGAGTCCTCGGCCCCGCGCGCGCCGCCGGGCTTCCCAACCGCATCCCACGCCTCTCCCTTCTTCTCGCCCACCGCCCGCCTGCTCGGCCCCACCTGGATCCGGTGCCGCTCCCACCGCACCCCCGCCACGCTTTCAGGTAGCGGGTTCCTCTTGCTCCAGATGATGTCCGATCGGAGCCACCAGCCGTCTTCCCGGAGGGCGAACGCCATCGCCCAGGGTAGGCCCATCAGATCGCCCTGCTTGAATCGGCTGTCGGGCCCGTAGCTCTTGCGCAGCGCGCATGTCCGTCGATGTTCGGCGTGAGGAGCGATCGAGCCCTCCAACCCAGAGGTGCCGATCGAGCCATTGGGCCTGCTCCAATAGCTGTCCCCGAGGTTGAGCCACACTGTGCCGTCTTCCCGCAACACCCGCCGCACCTCCCGGAAGACCTCGACCAGGTGGGCGATGTAGAGGTCCGGCGTCGGCTCTAGGCCGAGGCAACCCAGCCAAGCCCCGCAATGGAAGCACGTCTGGGAGGCAGAGGGAGGGCGCTTCTGCGCTTCGATCTTGGACGCGATCGTGTCGCCGTTGAGGCCGTTCGCGTAGTTGCCCAGCCCCGATCTCGCCGTCCTTCCGGTCTGCCCCGGCAGCAACTCGGCCTCACCCCAGACATGGACGCACCCTGAATCTCCGCCCCAGGCGCTCGGCGGCAGACCGTAGTCCCGGAGCCCCCAGTAGGGCGGCGAGGTCACCACCGTCTGCACACAGGTGGCAGGCAACGCCCGCAGCCCGTCCAGGACGTGCCCCTGGAAGATCGTCGCCCGCCTGCCGCTGGTATCATGAACACAACGCATCCCGCTCGCCCTCCTCAGCCTCCCGGCCGGATCTGTACAAATCTGGACTACAGGGGTGGCGAAAAGGGGCGAAATTTGTCGTCCGGTTGTCGGACGGGATGGGCAATGCAGGCGGGTAAGCTGCGGAGAATCAGCGGTACGGCGTGAACTTGGCGGGCTTGACCTCTGAATGGGGTTCAGGGGGTCCCGGGTTCAAATCCCGGCGTCCCGACCAATTTCACCACTGATTCCAAAGAACTTACCGTTCTTCAAGCCCATCGACAAACGCAGATCTGTACTCGATCTGTACTCGCCCCATCACTCCCGCCAGCCATTCTACCGCGCCCGGCGGCCCCGCCGCTGCCCCTGCTCCACGCTCTTCTGCTCGCCCTTGCGTCGCCACTCCCAGACCTTCTTGACCGGGTAGCGGACGCTGCCCGCGTTGCGGTACGCCGGCCCCGTGCCCTCGGCGCGCCACCTCTGGACCGTCCGCGCCTTCACCTTCTCCAGGTGCGCGAGTTCGACCTCCTCGAGGTCGCGAAGGTCCACCTCGGCCTGCTGGGCGGCGGCGACCACCTGCTCCCAGGTGTCGAGCGTGAGGCACCGCGCCACAGCGGCGAGGTCGGGGCGGCACCCTTCCGGCACGGGCTCGACCCTCGCTCGGCCGATAGCGGTCAGGCCCTCCACTGCTACCGTGAGCCGGTCCAGGGCTTCGGAGTCAACTACGCTCAGGTTCATCGGCTGCTCCTCAAAACGGGATGTCGGAGTCGGGGAGGGGGTCCTGAGCAGGCGCGGGTGGAAGCCCCAGAGCCCGCAAGGTTCTTGACCAGAAGGCGCACCAGAGAGGTGCGTAGAGATGACCGGGCCGCTGTCGCCAGAGGAAGCGAGCGAGCCCAAGCCGGAAGCCACCGCTAGCGAGAAACTCTGCGCCGCAGTCGCACGACGGATACCGGCCGCCTGGAATGAACTCGATCGAGCAGACAGCGCAGATCGACGGCTCGGGCTCGTCTTCAACCTCGATCAGGTAGCTGCCGGGCCCGAACATGGCGCGGGCGAAGTGTGCGGCGAAGCCATCACCTCCTGCCCAGCGGTGCGCCGGCTCCAGATCTCGTGACCCAGGCAGGCCCACCTCTGCGGCGACGCATGCCACCTGCCAAGCCGCCAGTTCCTCGGCCGTCGCGGCGTACTTGTCGGGCCGGAACCCTCGGGGATCTCCGCCCGGGAAGGCGCCGTAGGATTCTTCGAGCGTCGGCATCACTCTCTCCTCAGGTGCATCACCTCACCTGCTCCAGGGTCAGGCGAGGGGGTCGGGGTCGTTGACGGGCAGGGCCAAGGCGAGAATGGCGGCGGCCACCTCTCCGCAGGCGCGTTCCTCTTCGATGTGCGGCGCCGGGCAGACGACATGCGCTGCTGCTGCCAATCCGTCGTTAAAGGCCTTGGCATAGTCCGGGGCCACAGGCTTCGCCGGGCCGCTCACCTACGTGGTCTCCCCAGGGTAGAAGCGGTAGTCCCGGGCGAGGTCGGCGTCGATCCGCGCCTCGCGGGCTGCGCAGGTGAGGGCGTCACTGGCCGGCGCCGGACCGAGGATGGCGGCCAGCGCCTCGTTCAGGGTCTCGACCCGCTGCAGGGCCCCGTTCTTGGTGACGTTGCCGTCGTCCGGTCCCACGTACCAGCGGGCCAGCTCCTCGACCTGCTCAGGCGTCCAGGGGGCGCGGGTCAGGTCGAGCGCCCGCGGCTTCTTGGCGCAGAGCGGCGAGACGCCTCCCTCGGTGTTGATGAGCTTCGCCATGCGGACGGGCTTGGGCTTCAGGTAGTCGCGGGGCATCTCTCCTCCTTCGGGCCTTTCTTGTCCATGCTCCATCGCCACAGCAGGCATGTCACGCAGACCGGCTCCATGGGCGGGGCGACGAAGATCCAGCCGTGCAGCTTCCATGGCCCCGCATCCCTGCCGCACACTCGACACGCGGATTCCGGCATCTCTCTCCTCCTCAGTGCCAGCGCTCGGCTCCTGCCGGCGCTTGGACAACAGGTAGTGCATCAGGGTCAGGGACAGTGCAGGCAGCCACGAACCGGAGGCCGGTGTCGCGCTGGAGGGCTCGGGCCATCTGGTTCGCGTCGCCCTCGCTTCCCAGGTCTGGGGAGATCACTACCCAGCCGTGGTCAGGGGAGGCGGAGGGGAGGAGGGGCTCCGGTTCGCAGCGGATCAGCTCCCGGGCGATCCAGCCGCCGGCAGCACCAGCGGCGAAGGCGAGGAGGAGGCGCTTCATCGCGGGCTCCAGAGCAGGCAATCGGTGATCGGGTGCGGTCCCTGCTGCAGGCACGAAGCACTCGCGGCATGACACGTCAGGTCGGGCGCGGCGATCGCAAACAGGACGGTTGCGTGCGCAGGGTAGACCGGCTCGTGGCGGCAGCACTTCGGCGCCGGACGAGGGGGCAGGCGCTTCATCGGGCCTCCCCGGTGGCGGCGAGGGGCTCGAGTTCGACCACCTGGACATCGTTGAGCAGGGGGGCGTCCGCTCGGATGCGGCGCTCAGAGTCTGCGGCGTGCTGCGGGTCGAGCTCGATCCCGATCACTGCTTCCCATCCGACTCGCAGAGCGCCGATGATCTCGGATCCCGCGCCCGAGAAGGGCACCATGAGGTGGCGGGGCTCGCCGTTCCGGGCCGGAGGAAGCAAAAGCTTGGCAAGGTAGGCCGTGAGGTCGACCGGCTTCAGAGTGGGGTGTTCCGATCCACCACGCTCAGACGGGGAGACCTTAGCGCAGTAGAAGAAGCGGGACGCCGGGCCGGAGTCGGCGATCGTGTCGTGCCGGACCTCGCGGCCGAGATTTCCGCGCCAGCCAACCCCCTCCCGCTGCGTACCGGCCGCCATGAAGCCGCTCGAGAGGTTGCCGCTCTGGTGCTCCAGCTCGGCCACCTGACAGCTGGGGGCGCAGCGCTCCGCGCCGCACTCGTGGCGGTGGACGAAGATGGCGTTTGCCGGCCAGCGGCCCTCGGCCTCTGCTCGCGCAACGGCAACCCGGCTCCGCTCCAGCGCCGCCTCTCGAGCCGCCTCATCTGCCTTCCAGGGTCGGTCCCAGCCCTTTCGTCGACTGGAGATTGACCCGCCGCGCAAGTTGTCCCCGTTGGCCGGTATTCGGGCGCCCCCGATGTTCAGCCCCGCCACCCCGTGCTGCTGCGCGTTCTCCGCGAACGTCCCAGCGAGGGGCGCCATGGCGAGCACCACCGGCTCCCAGGCTGGTTTCAGGGCTGTGCCGTAGGCCGCCCATGCGACAGCCTCAGGCGACGCCGGCGCAGTCAAGAGCGCCGCCCCCGTGTTGCCACCCGAATAGATGCCGCCGTAGCCGACGCCGGAGTGCGGCGGGTGGTTCGGATTGGCGCCGATTACCTTGCGGGAGGCGCCCACGGCCCGGTCGAGCGATTTCGAGATGTCCAACGACTTCGGGAACCCCTGCCCATGTACCCAGGCCACCCCGACCGAGTCCCTCA